GTATCACGATCGAGTCTTGCGGCGGGAACTGTCCCGTTCAGGCCGAAGGAAGCTTCGATGCCAAGCGCTTCTATTTCCGGGCCCGATATGATGCCTGGCAATTCCATATTTGGAGCGGCGACCAGCGCTATCTCGACGTTCCCTTCGGCGAGGAAGAGCTCGTTATCGAGCGCGATTATGGCGACCAATTCGACGCAGGCTGGATGCACAAGCATGAGGCCATCGGCTTCATCTGCGACTGCGTTGAGGAATATCGCAAAGGGCAAGCCGATGGCTGAGCGGCCGGTCCGCATTCAGCTTCGCCGCACCAAGGGGTGGCGCATGCCTGCGAACACGGTGAAGGTCGATAGAAGCTCTCGCTTCGGCAACCACTATCGCGTCGGCGAGAGATATTTCAACGGCAAGGGCTATGCGAAGATCAACGACGCCGCTCTGGCGGTCGATCTGTTTCGTCGCCGCGATCTTCGCGGGGTAGCCGACGTCGGTGCGCTTCGCGGCAAAAACCTGGCTTGCTGGTGCCGGCTTTGCGAGGCGCACAAAAACGGCAAACCGTTCGATGACGACTGCCCCGATTGCGCACCGTGCCACGCTGACATTCTCGGGGAAGCGGTGAACCGGCCGATCGCGGGCGTACCGGCATGACGCTCAAGCCGCCCGTAATCACCAGCATGGGCAAGCAGGTCTTGTATGATGGCGTCCATTTCGCCGATGCCGCCACCCCCCACGGTGCCGAACTGATCGCTGATGGCGTGGCCGCTCACCTCTCGGCCGAGCCGATGCCGATGCTCACCTTCACCGAGGCCGAGCGGGTCGGCCACATGCTTCACGAGCATTGGGAGAAGATGGCTGCCGAAGCGCCGATGCTCGCCGGCGATGGTGGCTGGGCGGACATCGTGCAGTTTGTGGCGCGCGAGGCGCGGGCATTGGTCAGACAGCGCAGTGAAGGCTCGGCGGCATGACGGCCCCGGCTCGCATTACCCAGGCTGACATGGAGCGTGCAACCAAAGCGGTGAAAAATGCCGGCTTTGAGCAAGCGCGCATCAGAATGGATTTTGAGAACGGAACCATCGACGTCATCATTGGAGAATCGGCAACCACAACGACGCCGACACGCAAGAACCCACTGGATCGATTGCTGGAGGGGCGCGATGAAGACGCGGTATCGTAATGTCACGGTGAACCCCGACCGGCATGGCAAGCTGCGCGCGCGCTTCCGCAAGGCCGGAGCAAAGCCGGTGTACATGAAGACTTTGCCAGATCAGCCGGGCTTCGAAGCGGAATATAGCGCGCTGTGCGCCGGGGCTGCGATCAGTCCGATTCGCCACGCACCCGGCAGCGTCCATGACCTTGTGACGCGTTACTACCGAGCTGCTGATTTCGCGGCCAAAGGCGGTGAAGAGGACAAGAAGCGCAGGCGCGGCCTCATAGAAAGCTTTCGCGCGGAATTTGGCAACGATCTCGTCTCTGATTTCACCTTTGAACATATCGAGGCGATACTGATCACGCGGTCGAAGAAGCGGCTGAATGACAAAGGTCGGCAGGTTGGCGGCGAGGTGGCCGCCACGAACCTGCGAAAGCAGCTTCAGCGATTGTTCGCTTATGCCAAAAAGCTCAAATGGATCACGTCCAATCCCGTCGAGGAGGCTGATCGCGTCGGAAAGCTGCGGATCGAGGGCTATCACACGTGGACCGAGGCCGAGATCAAGCAGTATCAGAAGCACCATAAGCTCGGCACCAAAGCGCGATTGGCGCTCGAAATCATCCTCTGGACCGGCAAGCGCCGCGGCGATGCCCGATCCTTCGGTCCGAAGCATGTCGTGCGCGGCAAGATCAATTTCCGCGCGAGCAAGAACCAAATGGATCTTTGGCTGCCGATCGCGCCTGACCTGCGCCGGGCGATCGATGCGATGCCCAGCGTTGGTATCACGACTTACTTGGTCAATGAACTAGGCAGGCCCTTCAGCAAAGCCGGCTTTGGCAACAAAATGCGGGAATGGTGTAATGACGCTGGCCTGCCGCAATGCACGGCGCATGGCCTTCGTAAAGCCATAGCTCGGCGAATGGCCGAGAGTGAAGCGACGCAAAAACAGATCAAGGCCGTCGGCGGTTGGAAAAAAGATGAAGAGGTTACGATCTACACCGAAGCGGTGGAACAAGAGACCCAGGCGGATGCCGGAATGGCGCGCATCATTGGCAAATTCTCAACCGAGGACGACTCGCAAAATGTCTAACCTTGCAGCCAAGGATTTGTCTAACCTCGGCGCCGAAGCGCAGAATTCTCCCGTTTTCATTGGGAGGGTGGCGACCCCGGCGTGGTTCTATAAACCAGCCCAGTTCAATCATTTAGCTTGCCTAACCGGCTTCGGTCGGCCCACGCATTCCCGCCGTCTCCCGCGATGCTTGTCTAACCTATTTCCGGGACCGAGAGCTCTGCGATGTCAATACAAGGCTGGCGGTTCAAAAGCGCAGAAAAGCATCGATTTCGTTAGAACGCGCACTAGAACGGCGAGAGAACAAACCATAAATTTGCGGGCTGTTTACCGCAACTTTACCGCACGCGCCGTGGCGCTCTGATGCGCATTCTTCCGGCCGCACGGGTGGCGCCATCCAAAGTCAACATATGGGAGGGAACGCCAGTCGAGGGGTCGCGCTGGACGGTCGAGCAGCTGCGCGTGCTGGCGGAGGAGCGGCCGGACCGAAAGGATTTCGACTGTTATCCCGTAGAGCTCAAATATGAGCAGAGCATTTGGGAGCCGCCACCGGCGCCCGTGACGATCCAGTGCCCGATCATCGCGCGCACCTCCAATGAGAAGCGGGTGAAGATCGTCACCCCACGCGGCTTCCTCAAATGGGTGCCGGCGAAATGAGGGCGACCGGACATTCGCGGCGCCTGCTCATATGGCTGATCGTCGCCAACGAGATTCGCGGCCTGCTGATGGCAGGGCCGGTTCTTCTGATGATTTTCCGAAGCTGGCATTCTTGATGCGCGGTGCAGCCTTACGTGGGGAACAGTGATGGGCTTCCATTATCTCGACGACCGCAATTACCTTGAGCCGCCCGAGCCTGAAGATCCGCTCGAGGGCGTGGAGTATCCGCGCGAGAGGAAGCCGTGGAAGCGTGATCGCGATGCGGTTCGCTTTGCCATGCAGCAGGCGATCAACGTTCGCTGCCTGGCTAACCCGATGGTCTCCGATAGTCGCGGCGAGCCTGGACGTCTGAGCAAGGATCATTCGCTTCGCTTCTCATGGCTCAATGATCTTCATTATGAGCTGTTTCGCTATCGGATGCGCATCGGCTTCGGGCCGCGACGCAGCCACTCGCTGGATGCCTTGGCGCGGCTTCACCGCATCGCCGAACTCATTCCTTATTTTGATAAGCCCAGACTCCCATGAGCTGGTTTGCAGAGCGCCGCCTCGATTTTATTGAAGACAGGCTGGTGCGCCACCGGCGCGTCAACCGCACGGAGATCATCACCTATTTTCAGGTCTCGGCCCCGGTCGCTTCCGGCGACATTCAGACCTATCTGCAGGCAAACCCGCACGTCGATTACGATAAATCGGCGAAGTGCTACGTCGCAGGCCGAAACTTCATGCCCGTGCGGCATAGCCGCGCCGATCGGCGCAACGCTTGGGCCGTGTGGGACCCTGCCAATCCGCTCGACGCGAATCGGTGCGATTGTGAGGCCTGCCGCGGCGCCGACGCCAAGGAGAAGTGGGGCGAGACTTGGCAGCTCCGGATGTTCGAAGGGATGCGCGTGTCCAACCTTGGGGAGCAAACGCCATGAGCGGTGATCTGGAGCGTTCGGCGAACCGGCTGAAGGACGTTCGGGAGGGGCTTGGCGGCGAGAATGATTGGTACTGGCGCGACGCGGCTCAGCGCCGGATCGATGCCCTTACCGAAGACGAAAAACTGTTCGGCCTTGTCCCGCACGAACTGCAGGAACGCGCCGCTTTGCAGAGGATGCTTCGCCATGACCGCTGATCCCACGCCCCTGCCGCCCGAGGGGGTGACGCAGGCCGATATTGATCTGGCAAACGATTATCTCAGCTCTGCATTCCGATGCACGGCTACGTTGGCAGAACGGTTCGCCAAAGCCCGCATCGCAGCGACCAGCGCGGCGGAGGGTGAGGTGGAGGCGCTTCGGGAGGAGGTAGAGGCGAACCGCAAAGATCGCGTGCGCTGGCAGAGCTGCGCTCTGGAAAATTTGGAAGCGGTTTACAACTCCGAAGCCCGCGCCGCCAAGGCCGAAGCCGCGAATGCGCGATTGATGGAGGCGCTAGCTCCATTCGCTGCGGTGGCGGATGAATATGATGACGGCGAGGACGATAGCTTTGAGGTCTGGCAGGACGCCGGGCCAATTCGAAACATCCGCTCGACATTTTACCTGAAAATGTTTCGCCGCGCCCGCAGCGCACTCGATCAGGGAGCGGAAGGGTGACCGACACTGCATCCCAGGCATTGGCGGAGATCGCGGGGAAGCTGAGCGAGGCGCAGCGAGCATGGCTTCTAGCCGCCGAGCCCACAATTGAGCGTGTTGAAAAGACGCCCAGCGAAGAATGGTGGGATGTGCCGGGCGCGCTTTATGTCGAAATTGACGGCGAAGATTATTGGCTCGCCTCAAGATCCATGACCAGCCCGGAAGGTTGCACGACGTTTACGTCTGGATGGGAGCAACTCACCCCACTTGGGATCTCGCTCCGAACCTACCTCATGAGCAACAGCGGAAAAGACACATAAGTTTCGCGGGCCAAAGATTCATTTCGACTCACCGGGAACACGACTCGGCGCATGGGAGTCGACTCGCGCCATGTCCGAACTGCGCTTCATCCCGCCGCTGCTGCCGACGCCGGTCAGCGATCCTCCTGCGGGAGACGGCTGGCTGCATGAGATCAAGCATGATGGCTATCGCACCCAGCTGATCAAGGATGGTGCCAGCGTTCGGGCTTTCACGCGGAACGGCCACGACTGGACCGCAAAATATGCGAACATCGTCAAGGCCGCCGCCTCGCTTCCCTGCGATCGGGCCATTATTGACGGCGAGCTGATCGTTCAGGACGAGAACGGCGTTTCCGATTTCCGCGCTCTGCGCGCATCACTGAGCGGGAAGCCACATGGCCTAATCCTCTATGCCTTCGACTTGCTCCATCTCGACGGCAAGGATCTTCGCAAGGTTGGCCTGATCGACCGCCGCGACAGTCTCCGGGCGCTGATCGGCGGGCACGATCCAAAATGGCCACTCCAGTTCAGCGAACATGTTGTCGGCAACGGCGATGCGATGTTTGCCCAGGCCAGGGTTATGGAGCTTGAGGGCATCGTCTCGAAGCGCATCGACAGCCGCTATGTCAGCGGCCGCTCTACGGCTTGGTTGAAGGTGAAGTGCTTCGAGGAAGAAAACTTCGTGGTGGTTGGCACCGAACGCGGCACCGGGCCGACGACGGCGCTGTTGGCGCGTGAGCACGATGGCGAGCTGGAATATGTCGGCGGGGCGATGCTGACCTTGTCCGACAATGAGCGGGATCGTTTCTGGGCGGATATGGAGCGGTTGAAGCGGCTGGGGCCACCGCTGCGCGTCGACAAGCGCAAGGGCGCGCAATGGGTCGAGCCCGAGGTGCATGCCCGCGTGCAGTTTTTGAGGGGCGGCGGGAAGCTCCGCCATGCAACCGTGCGAGGGCTGCTGTGAGGATCGACCGCGAGATGTTGAACGCTTCGAAAGGCAAGCCGCTGGCGCCCGTGCTTGATGAACGTGAGCACTTCTATGTCTGCAACCATTGCGGCCAGGCAGTGGACATGCGGCTGCTCGGCGACGTGCTGTACCATGACGAACCTGGTCACGAGCCGCTGGCGCGGCAGTGACCATGGGAAAGCCTATCCCGAAAAGCCGCTCCTTCCTGCTCTACGCATGAGCACCGGCGCATTCTTGTGATCGGTGCGATTGACTCGACGCGAGTCGCTGTTCTCTTTCTGTTCGCATGGGTGTGCGAAGAAATGAAGGGATCACGCCATCGTGGGTGATGACGCTGGGATCGATGGCCGACATGATTGCCGAGCGCCCGGAATTCTACATCCAGGTGCGTTGCCGAAAATGTCGGCAGTTCAAAACGATCGATATCGCAGCCCTCACAGCAAAACTCGGCCGAGATTACCGGCTTCTCGACAGGCGCACGCGCTGCCGCCTCACGCCGGGATGTGACGGCTGGAACGTCTTCGGATGGTCGACCGGCACATGGGTCAACCCCCTCAGCACGTGGGCGCAAGAGGAACGCTGGATGTCGATCGATATGAAGCGTGAGAAACTGGATGATATTTGCCACGCCGCGATCGCTCATCTCCGTGCGCGCGGCCTGTCCGTGGCCGCAGACGAACTGTCACGCGTCTCGATCGATGGAGCTTTCGACCTGCGCGATCTCGTGCGCCTGATCGTCAAAAGGAGCCTCTAGGTGAATATTTGCTCCAGGCGCACCTGATCGAGGTTGCTGATCACCAGTTCCTTGGCATCGACCTCGTTACCGCCGCCACCGATCGTATAGAGCAAACCCCGCTCGATCATCGAGAAGCCCGCGAAGATCGCGCGGATCTCGGGAACATCGTTGATGCTCAGCAGGAATCGGCCGGCGACCGCGCCCAGCTGCTTGGCCATGTCTTCGAACTGCGTTCGATCGAACAGATCGGCGCCATAATCCCCCTCGCTGCCCCAATATGGCGGATCGAGGTAGAACAGCGCGTCACCCCGATCGTAGCGGGACAGGAAGTCAGACCAAGGCAAGCGCTCGATTGTCACGGCCGCGAGCCGCTCGTGGATCGCCTCGAGGAGCGGCCCCAGTTTGGTGACGTCGAACGAGCCGGGCGATCCGGGATCGACGCCGAAGTTGCGGCCGGCCACCTTGCCGCCGAAGGCGAGGCGCTGGAGATAGAGGAAGCGCGCGGCGCGCTCCAAATCGGTTTGGGTGGAGGGATCGACGCGAAGGAGGCGCTCGAAACCGGCGCGCGTCGTCAGCTGAAACCGCAGCATGTCCAGGAACGCGACATAATGCCGCTGGAGGATGCGGAAGAAGGTGGAAACGTCCTCGGACCAGTCGTTGATCACTTCCACGCGTGGCTTGCGGCCGCGGCGAAGAAAGATACCGCCCATGCCCACGAACACTTCCGCGTAGAGATCGTGCGGACAGCGATCGATCGCGCGCGTGATGGCGCGCGCCAGTCGCCGCTTGCCACCAATATAACCCGCTGCCGGCGCGACCGGGCGCACCAGCTCGTCAAACAGATTTCTCGACTCCATGATTGTTTACGTTCCAGAAGGCCGCACCCGGTGCACGGGTGCGGGGCGATGCGGCACGGCCGGCCGCTAGTGACGGTCTTCAGCCGTCGGTGTCCGGGCGGCAACCCGGCACCCCCGCTTGGCCTGATGAGCCCGCGAGTGGTGTCTTGGAATGTCAAAAAATAAAGCCAGTTACTAAAATCCCTTGACTGGACTTAGTAACTGGCTTAATAAATCTCTTGTCGGCGGGCGACACCCCGACCGACAAACCAAAGGAGAATAGCTATGCTTAGCTACATCCTTCGGTTGGTGACGAAGTGGATAACGATCGAGATCGAAATCCGCTTCTGACCCTACGGAGCGCCGGGAACCGCCACGAGAAGCGGGACCGGTGCTAGGTGTCAAAGATAATAGCGGAGCCGGTTTAATGCAACCTGAAGAGCTGAAGGCGTTGCGGAGGGCCGCAAGAATGACGCAGGCCGAAATGGCCGAAGCCCTTGGGATGACGCAAACCTATGTCAGCATGATGGAGCGCGGCGACGCGCCGATCGAGCGGCGCACCGAACTAGCGGCGTTCAATATCCTCAACAATGCTGCGCCCATGTATGACAATCGGGAATTGGATGAACAGGATGGTGACGTCCCTCTTGAGCACGCCATGGTGCTCTGGGACCCTCTTGAGCCAGCTCCCGCTCCCGTTGTCGTGGTGGCCCATCCCAATGAGGACGACGATGTGTATTCTGCTTCTGCTGGCGCATGCACCATGCCTTGGCCGGTCCTTGATACGACGGGCAGGCTGCTTCGCTTATTCGGCCTGTTCCAGCAGCTGACGGTCTATTACAAGATCCCGCCGGCGGACGTGCACCGAGCGTTCCTGTGCATCCCAGAATATCGCCGGTCAGTGATTATTGGTACCCTTCCGGACGAACTTCGGCCAGAGCACCTACGCTGACTGTTGCCCAGGTCTTCACTGTACCGGCTGATACCCGATTCCGGGCACGATCAACTGCGCTGGCGTGAGTTTCGGCAGGTTGGCCGTCGTGAGCAGCTTCAGGTCGATCCCACTGGCGCTGGTCAGCTTATTGCCAGCGGCGCTAACGCCGTTGAACATATCGGCGATATTACCGATGACGCTCACGCCGGTGGATTTGTCGACCCTGATCCACACCGAATTTCCATCGTCGAGCGGCGAAACGACCGTGTTATACCGGACGGTGAGGCCGTTGACGTGGCTGGGGAAAATGCCGTTGGCCATGTTGAGGCCGACGATCAGGTTCTTCTCGATCAGCACATTCGAATAGGGCAGGTTGCCGACCTGGTCCGCCAAGAAAATCCCCTGCATTCCGTTCCCGCCGGCCGGCAGCACGACATTGTAGCGGATCGTGATGTTGGTAGAGGGCTTGGTCGATCCCTGCGTCCAGAACTGGATCGCGTCCGGGTGATCGGTGGAGTTCCGCTGGAAGTTCGAGAAGCTGTTGCGCTCGATCAGCACGTTCGCGGAGGCCGCAAAGTCGAAGCCGTCGGAGCGCAGTGCCGTGGCCACGTTATTGGCGATCGTCACATTGTTGCAGCCGCCGATTCGGAAGCCGGCCATCAGCTGCTCGAAGCGGCTGTTGACGATCCTCAGGCCATCGACGCCGCCGATGTTCGGGCCAATGATATCGTTTAGCGCATTGTTATCCAGCGAGCCGTGGAAGTAGACCCCATCGAAGACGATGTTCTTGCCCCCATTGATCTTGCCGAGATTCTCGACATTGGGATTGGCCGGATCCTTCGCGTTGCGCGCAATGTCGACGTTCAGGAAGGTGAGGTTGCCGACATTGGCGAGCGAAAACCAGCTGATCTTGGCGCGGTGGGCCGGATCGGCCGAGGTGATGGTCACCGGGCTGGCGTAGCCCTTGCTCGATAGCGTGACGCTGTAGCCAACGCCATCTGCGAGCAGGAAGGTCTCGCCGCCCTTCGCGTTCATCAGCGCGGTCAGCAGACCGCTGGAGCTGGTCACCTTGATGCCCGCCGGTGGGGTTGATGGCGTTGGCGCGGGAGCCGGAGCAGGCGTCGGCGTGACGATGCACCCCGGCACCAGCGTCTCGGCCCAGGCGATCTGTGCCGCGGTATGCGTGCTCTGATGCGTGCATACCCACTGCGCGTCCGCGAGCGTGGCGTGCGCCGGGATGGCCACGGACATGAAGACGAGCGAAATCGCGAGGCTGAGCAGCCCCGTGAGCAATCTGCGCATGGCGGGTTCCTTTAAGGGTTCGGAGAAATAGGCTGCGCGGGCGGCAGGTCGACCGTCACGGCCGCCTGATGGTCCCACGCGTGCGCCAGGCCTTCATAGGCATCGGCCCAGCCCTGGCAGTTCTGCATCAGCGTGATGGCGTCTGAGGCAAGTATCGAATAAAATCCCGGATGGGCGGGATCGGCGATAAATCCGCCGGCCGTTTCGGGAATGGCGGACACGGGCTCAAGCCGTCCGCCACGGGCGTCGGCAGTGTTTTGCCGCACGCGGTTAAACTCAGCAAGGCGCTGAGCAGCAAGAGAGCGCGCATCGTCCCGATCCTTCTGCAATGTGTTGATCTGGGCTTGCTGGACGTGCACGAGGCGCTCCAGCCCGGCGGCGCGGAACTTCGCGGTCGCCGCGTCCACACGGTCAGCGAAGGTCTTGAGCTCAGCTTCCCGTTGGGCCGCCTTGGCCTTCCAGTGGAGCTTGCCATCATGCTCGCATTTTACGAGCAGGAGCAGCGCGGCCAGGCCAAACCATTTCCAGTTGCGGCCGATGAATTTTGCGCCAGCAACGAGGGCCTCGAGGATAGTTCCCTCGACCATTTTGGTTGCTCCTGATGGCGAAGCGAGGGCTGCCGGCGGAAGCCGGCGAGCTCATTCTTCTGCTGGTTACGAAACGAGGGTGACGTTGACGCCGACGGCTGCGCTGCGGAGCACTCCATCCCAGCTGCTGACCGAGCCGTGGACGGAGAGCTGATAATCGAAACCTTCCGCCTCACCAACGAGCGCGACGAAGCTCTTCACAGCATCGAGAGCTTGAGCCTGATCGACCTCGTGCACTGGCTGCGCGGTCACGACCTTCTGCAACTCATCCGTCGCCAGCGCGATCAGATCGGCCTTGTTCGACGCGCGAACTGTGAAACTATAAGACATAGCGATATCCTTGCTTGGAGGCACAGGGTTTGCCGGTCGCATCCCTGGGCGAAAGTGTTCCTAAATGACCGGGGAAACTAAGCCGGCACGCCGTGCCGATGATGGCCTGGGATCAGATCAGCACTCGACCAGGTGGCCATGATGCAAGAAGCCATGGTAATTGCCGGCCAGAATCGAGCCACCGCCCGCCGCACACGTCAGGCCGTTCTTATCGACGTGGAGCGTTCCATCCTCGGGGCGGCCATGGCGAACCCAGCAGCGATGGGCGTTATCGTCCGGCATGGTGCAATTGCTGGCACGACTGTCGATCATCCACTCTCCACCCGGCGTCTTCACTACGAGGGATCGGCCGTCAGGACCGACATGGCGCCCGTGTTCAGCAAACCATGATGCGTTCCAGCAAGCGCCGACCGGCGCGTCGTGGAGCGTCATCTCTTCGCCATTGTCTGCGCGCCGATAAATCTCCCGGCTGAAGTCCTGCCAAGCGTCATCATCCGCGAATTTGTATCCGCAGGCGCAATGCGTCGGCCAACGATGGTCGAACAGAAGCGCCTCGTCTTTCGATCCGAACGATCTGCTCGCTGATATCGGCCGTTCGCCGGTATCGAACTGAGCGTTGCAATAGCCGATGCCAGAACTGCCGCATGAGCCATTGGCGCTCGATCGATATCGCCGAAGCGAAGCGCGTTCGCGTTCCGTCGGCTCCAGGAAGAAGACGGGAATTTTGCTCATTGCTGCGCCGCCTGCGTCGTCACCCGGGCGGCGGCAATGTCCTTTTCCTTGCGCCCGATCGAGAAGAGACCGAGCGCGGCGAGCGCAGCCAAGCCGCCGGGATAGGCGACGCACCAGGCCGTCACGTCGAAGTGCGCGCCGTTCTTCCACATGTCCCAGCCCTCGAAACCGATCGGCGAGACCATGGCCAGGATGCCGCCGAGGCCGAGGTACACGCGGCCGAGTTCGAACTCGCCCGCGACATTGCGAAGAATATTCCAGTTCATGCGTGTCCCCCGTCATATTGATGCAGGTTCGATCCGTGGATCACCGCGCGCAGCGCCTTCGCGTAGCCCTTGTCGGTCGCGTAGACGGGCGCCATGCCGTCGATGAACGCCTCGACGTCGGGGAGCTTGGCGAAGGCCGCGGCATAGGCGTGCTTCGTCGCGAGCAGCTTGCCGTGCTCGTCGAATGCCTCCTCGGCCGAGGCGAACTTTCGAAACGGCGCCTGGATGTAATAATCGTGGCCGAAGCGATCCTGCTCGCGGGTCCGCATCATCACGAATGGCGTCAGCGGGATATGGTCGGCACCGCAAGGCGCCTTCATTCCGAAATAGTTGAAACACCCCAGATCGTGCTTGCCCCAGCCGCTCTCGAGCGCCCATTGGGCAAGGCTCACAGACGCCGGGATCTTCCATTTGCGCTCGCACGCCTGCGCGGCGGCGACAATGTCCGCTGATGGTTGCATTTCGATTTTCCCTGTTGAAGTTGGCGCCGATGCGGCGCGGGGTTCAGTGCTTGGTTTTCAGCATGCCCCAGAAGATTGCGGCGGCAGCTGCCAGCCATCCGATAAGTGGGCTATTGATCAGCCAGTCGATCGCGCCCCAGACGCCCTCGCGCTTGTCATTGGCCCGCTTAAGTTCCTCGACGTCGGAGCGGAGGCCTTCGAATTCTTCACGGTCGGCGAGGCGAACGGCCGCGAGCGCCGCGGCATCCTTCGCTCGCATTTCCTCGATATCGTCCCGCATCTTGTCGAGCCGGGCGATGACCTTATCCTGGAATGTCTGATCCACCTGGCGCCGATTGCGCTCATCATGACGGAATTCGTGGACATAGCGCTCTAGTCCCTCGACGACGCCTTCGATCTTGCCCAGCCACTTGCTCATTTCGTCTATGCTGCGACCTTGGGATGGCACGCTCATCAAGTCTATCCCCTTTTAGAACTTGGTGAATTTTATTTTTGGTCAGGCCGGCAGGACCGGCAGGCCGATGACAGAGACGAGCGGCACCCGTCCGGCAGCAGTGTTCACACTTAACTTGACCCTCGCGAGCGGGGTCGGCGTGCCGCCGCTGATGAAGATCTTGGTAATCGTTCCGGTGGTGACGACGGAGCCAAATGTGAGGCCGGGGCAATCGAGCGCGGTGGGCGTCGGCTCTCCGAGCATCGTGTCGCCGCCCAGCATGTCCTCCCAATCATGATAGAAGAAATCACCTTCCTCAGAATATTTGTAATCCCACTTATAGATCATTTTGGCCTCACATAGCGGATACGGGCGGCTGGTTTGACGGTTCGGACGCGCGCTTTGGGCGTGACCAGGCGGACGCGGGCTGCTGGCTTGACAAGGTGGCCGGCGGGAATGACCAGATCTGCGAGGTCCCGAATGGCACCGATGAGCGTGTCCGCCGCTTCAAACAAAATCGCCGTCGCCGTGACGCCCGATGCCGCGGCGGCGGCGATGATATCGAGCGCTTCGCTCATAGCGGCGCTCGCCACGATGGCAGCGCTCGCGGATCCGGCAACCGCGTCCGGACTTTCGGCCATATTCAGCAGCGCCGATATCGCGGCTGTCGCGCTGGCCGTGCCGCTGTCCGGTGCCTCGATCAAAGCCAATGCGGCGGCGATTTGAGCGGACGCCGAGGCCACGATGGTATCAGGACTTTCCGTGAGCGATGCTGCTGCCGCTATGGCGGCGGCCGCGGCGGCGCTTTGTCCGTCAGCAGCCTCAGTCACAGCACTGCTTGCCGCCACCGTGGCGGAGGCACTGGCGGAAATGCCGTCACTCAACTCCGTCACGTTGAAGGTGGCCGTGACGGGCAATAGGAAGCCGCCGAACGGCGCGTTCGACTCTATGGGCCAAATATAGCGCGAACTGTCCGGCCTGATCTTAGTCCCGACAAGGCTGGGTGGCGTCCTGCCGGCGCGCGACACCGGCCGCCCGCTCTGCAGGTCGATCCATTCAGCCAGCGCCCCGCGCGCGATCTTGTCCGGCCGGGCGCCCTTGTACAGAGCGAGCACTTGCGCCTGAGTGAGTGCCACTCCATTCCAGAGCGCGAAGTCTCCGAGCAGGCCATCGAACACGCGATCCTGCGCCGTGCGATTGCCAATAACGTGGCTGGTCGCAATCGCGTTTGGCGTACCCACCGGCGCAGTGCTCACCGCGACAGTTGCGGACTGGCCATTGATCCACGCCACCGGATCTGCGGTGCTGCTGTTGTCGAAGCTGATGACGAAATGATTCCAGACGCCGGTCGTCGCCTGCGATCCGCCCGTGATGAGCCAAACCCCGCTGGTGGTGGAAAATCCTCGCGTGAAGAGCAGTTGAAACGGTGACACGTTGAACTGCAGCATCTGGTTGGCGTCGTACCAGAGGCGCGGGGATCCCGTGAGGACACGCCCATTGTACCAGATTGAGTATGTTCGAATGTTCGCGGCCGGACACGTTCCCGTCGTCACAACATCCGTCGTGCCGACACCAAGCGTGGTGGAAAACCCCCGCGCCATCGGTCAGACGGCCTGTGCCAGCACGCCCTGATAGGTGACGCTGTGGTTTCCGCCAGTGGCATCCAGCGCGGCGCCGCTTAGATTTTCGATAATGATGCCCCACTTCGCCGGGATGCCGCCATAACCGAATATCCGCGACAGGCTGAACGTGCTCGAATAGGTGACGGCATTGTTCACCGCGTCGAGCGAGCCGAGATAAATGAGGTTAGATTGTCTGCCCGAATAGACGGCGTCCGATCCGGTCGCGCTTGACGTGTACGATGTGCCGCCGTCCACCGAAGCATAGGCATAGATATTGATCGAGCCCGTCGACGAGACGCCGCTCGCGCCTGTTTTCACCTTAACGGCTACCTTCACGTCCATGAACAGGTCGGTCGTATTGTCGACGGCCGTGCATTCGCGCATCGCGGCACTGGCTAGTGACGCCAGCGTGATCGTCAGTGCCTGATTGTTCGTACCGAATTTCTGCTTGATATCAGCCATCTACGTCTCCCGGGCGCCTATGGATTACCGTCAGTGGTTTGGAAGGTGCTGACGTTGACCGTCTGTCCAGACACGACGACGGCATTATCGATCGTCATGTCCGCGGCGGCCTGCTGATAGGCCCAGGTGACACCATTGTCCGTGATGCTGGCTCCAGTACCGGTCGGACCGCCTGAACTGGCCGATGTGCCGCCAGCGGTCGCCTTATAGAGCTTGCCGCTATCATTGGTGACATAGTCGCCGGTCGAATAGGCATAGCTAGCCTGCCACGGCATGGCGACGATCCATTGCATATGACAGGTGGTCAGGCCGCTGTCCTTGAGCCGCGCGTGCGCGATGCGACCGCCGGCGGAGGTGGTCATCGACCATGTGCCGGACTTGGATTTGCTACCGCCGGACGCGTTAGCCATCCAGTCGGAAGGAAGCGTCATCGAACCGATGAGTGTGCCGCTATCGGCCGATCCGCAATTGGCTGGCGGCGCGCCGGTGCGGAACTGGATGACGGGCGCCGTGCCGATCGTGGTTTCGTTCTGATCCTGTCGGGCGTTTCGCAGCGTCGTGCCGTATTGGAGCGTCATTGTGGGTTCCTTGGCCAGGTTGTGGTAGCGCGCCGTCAGCCAAAAACCGGCTGGTCGGACGGGTTGTTAGATATTGAGCTAATTCTGCGCAGCGTCGCGCGGGCGATGATCACGATCAGAAGTAAACGCCCTCAAAAGCATTGGTACCAAAGAGGCGAGCATGATCACCGGGGTTTGCGATCACCTGATAAGTCAGATCTCTGATGTGCCCGTAACCCTTAGGAAGCATCAGGAGAACCTAGCAAGGAGTGCGTATGGAGATGCTCCTACAATGAGCCGCACGGCAAAAATCAGCAGGTGATGAATCGTTCATGACTTTCTGCTACGCTGGGGTTATTCTGAGGAGCGCAGATCGATTGATGACAAACCTGCCAAAATTCATCGCGGAGCTTTGCCTGCTCGCGCTGATGTTCAGCCTGCTCGCGGTGATCGTCCGAAAACGGGCAGCTATTCAGCATTTACGCGAGGCGCGCCGCGAAATCACTTTCAATATTATTCTGGCCGTGATCGACAGCCTGGCAATTGCACCAATCATGCTTATCGCGATTTCGCTCGCGAGAACGCCGATAGATGCCATTCTGCCACGCCATCAGCTCGGGTTGCTCCGGTACGACCTGCCTCCGTTAATCATCGTGGCTGCCATCTGTGCGGGTGATCTGGTCAGCTATTGGAGGCATCGCATTGAGCACTGCCGCTGGCTGTGGCCTAGCCACGCACTGCATCATTCGGATGGCCGCATGAGCTGGACGACGGGCTATCGATTCCATCCCCTCAACAGGCTAAGCACGTCGCTAATCGACGGCCTAACTCTCTATGCGCTGGGCTTTCCCGCCTACGCCATCGTCATCAACAATATCGTTCGCCACTGGTATGGTATCTGGATACATGCCGATCTTCCCTGGACCTATGGCATATTCAAACGGATCTTTGTCTCACCTGTGTTTCACCGCTGGCATCATGTCACCGATAGCAGCGTCCGAGCGCAGAATTTCGCCACGATATTCTCAGCCTATGACTGGATTTTCGGCACGTACTATCTTCCAGACCATAAACCAGGCCGGACGGGCGTTGATGGCGAGACCGGCAGGAGCTTCGTCCTTCAGCTGCTTCATCCGTTCCAGTCTTCGTCCTATCGCTAGTTCGATGTTACCCCCCAAGCGGTTTCAGTTCGACACCTGGGCAACGATCCCGATGAAGAAGCCAGCAACCGTGCCGCTATTATTATCGAGAGTGTCTCCAACTCCGGGATTGACGGACGCAATGCGGAGGATCGTTGTCGCGGTGGCCGTTGGCAGCAACCGATAACTGGTCTCATTGCCGGCTCCCAAGCCGGTTGCAAATAACGGCAATGCATAAGTTGTTGTGGAATCTGTTCGCACTAACATGATAGCGTAGGTGCTTCCGGCTGACACGGTTACCGGTGAAGCAAATTTGAAGCGATATACACCCGTCGTCGTGCCGCTAATCGTCAAGCTCGCGGTGGTACCGGCGACCGCAGTGACGACGTTCGATCCGTTTATTTGAAGAGCGACACACTTGTATGTCGCGCCGTTAACCGGCGTAAAATATGGTTGGATAGCCAGCAGGTCAAAATTCTCGGTTGGCTTGATCACTGACCCTTTCGCCGCAAATGCGGAGGTGCTGGCCGTGAAGGTTGTCGAGATCCCAAGCAGTGTGTCGGAAACAATAGTTTTCTGCGTTCCGACCGCGCCGGTTGCAGTGAGCACGCCGCCGCTGAGCGAAAGGCCGTTGCCAACGGTAAATGACTGCTGAGCACCGACCGTGGAGTAATCGACCGCCACCGCCGCAGAGCCGTTGAACGATGCACCCGGTGATGCCCCGCCGCTGCTGTTAAACGTGACGCTATTCGCCGTAATTCCCGATGTCGCCGAGAGGGTGGTCCCATTGATCCGACAATAAAGCCCGCCAGTCGTGGTCCAGCAATCGCCGTTGGCGGGCGATGTCGGCGCGGTGCCATGGGGCAGGTTGATCGTGGCGTTCGACGTGGTTGGCGCTTGCAGCTGAAGCGACGTTGCCGATGGCAGTTGCTTTACCTGCCCGCTCTCGATCACGAGTGGCTTGTCCGCGGCGAAAGCACCGGAAGCGAGTGTCAGCGCCGCGACGAGAGCACCTGCCAGACGTTTGATCATCATCATAGCCCAATCATCGGTTGAGGATCGAAGAGAAGCGTGGTGGCAGACAGAGCGACGCCTATCTCCTGCACGCCGTTGCCGGAACCGGATGGCGGTGTCGCCGTGACCGCGCCACCGGTCGTATCCAGCCAATAGGTCGTACCTGGCGTCAGGCTGGTGAGCCCAGTGATGACCGAGCCCGCGAAATACGTCGTGGCCGATGCACCGGAGCCCACCGATGCCAGCACGAAGGCATTGGCCGGCTTGGTGAGATCGGTTGCATTCGCCTTCTGGACCCGCGCCGCGCCGCCACTCGTATAAATGTTGCAGACGTTTCCGGCCGAGAGCGCTTCCGACGTGGTGATGGTTGCGGATGGTCCTCCAAAGCCGGTCGCGCTGGTCGTCGCGTTCACGCCGCCCGTCGGGCTTGATGGGCCCACGATATTCACCGCCTTCAGGAAATAGGTGTAGCCGGTCGAAGCCGCGAGGCCTGTATCGGTATAGGCAAGCCCTGCAACGGTCGCGATCTTGCTGGCGGACCCGAACGACGCGCCGGTGCCATTCGCCCGCCAGACCTCGTAGGATGTCACATTGTCGTTGGCGACATTCGCCGTCCAGCTGAGCGCCACCTGCGCATAACCTGCGGTCGCGCTGAGCCCTGTTGGCGTCGCCGGCGCGCCGGCGGTGCCGGTCCCGAAGCCCGCGCCGGTCGTGGTGATCGTGTATGCCGTGCAGGTCGAAAGATCCTGCACGCCACCGCCATAGACGTTGAAGCTCTGAAACTTCAGATAGAGCGTGATGCCAATGTAAGCCGCTGGCAGGTCATATTTGAAGACGTTCCCGTCCAGCCGGGCGATCGGCGATCCCGAGGCGTGCGAGCCAGCCGTTGAACCGTAGAGCGCACGATAGAGGTTCGTGCAATTGAACGCATAGGTCGCGGTCGGCGTGACGGTCTGCGGCGAGACGAATTCGCCGCCAACATAGCAGAGGTTCGCGCCGGCCGCGGCGTCGGCCGCTGAACTCGCGCTGATGAGCGCTCCGGCACTTTCGGCGAGGTTGACCGAGAGCGTATGACCGGCATCGGGATTGCTGCCCCCATAGGCCGCGAGCGTAGCAGTCGTGACGCCCATCCGCGCCGGCTCGTTGATCGTGCCGATCTGCGTGTAGGTCGCATTGTCCGTCGAGATCCATACATTGCAGCCGCCCCAGAGCGGATCGGCCGTGGTGCCGTTTCCGCCCGAGACCGCCGCCCAAACCTGCGGCGTGCCGGCCAGGGTCGAAGGCGGCTCGAACAGGATCGGCGTGTTCACGGCGCTTGCCGCGACGCCTGTGTCGACGTTGTTGCCGGAGACCGGCTGTGTCGGGATGGTCGGTGCCAGCGTGACGCTGTCGTTCCATTCAAATGCCACGAGGTCCAAGCTATCGTCGTCCTGCTCAGTGATCTCCTCAACCATGAGCGTCAGCGTGCCGAGCACCGGGTCGACCGCCTGGATGATGTCGCCAGGCTCCAGCCGCATGAAATTGACGCCGAGGTTCAGCGCGAAGCGATTGCGGACATAGGTGTTGCGCTGGCCATAGAGCGCAACCATCTGCTGCGCCATCGTTTCTGAGGTAATCTCCTTGGCCTCGAAGCCGCTGTCGGGCTTGACGCCATATTGGTCGATCAGCGCCAGATCCTCCCACATGACGGGGAGGTCGTTATACTGGTTCGCCTTGTTCGAGATCGTGATCTGAAACTGGTTCTTGCAATCGGCAGGATCCGCCCGATCGAAACTGATCGGATCCGCGCTTGCGTCACCGAGGAAATCGTCGTCGGTGATGACGTAGGCAACCGGGAAGCTGGGCAGATATGTCACCCCGTTGGCCGTGATGCTTTCCGTGCAGTATGGCAGGAATTTGAGATTGTAGCCCGTCCAGATCGGCGCGGCGTTGAACAGATCGCACCAGCGCTTGATCGTGTCGGATGCGGCGGTTTGATCGACGAGGTTGGGCGAGAAGCCCCATCCCATCGCCTGGCAATAAGTCTGGAGAGCATTGTCGCCCGTCGTCGCGGCTGCTGGCGTCGAAAGCAGGCTATCCGTGTTCAGGAAGGACGTGTCGAACCCGACGCCCCATGTAGGGTCGGAAATGTATGCCTGAATGCCGAGCCCGATATCGGCGTCGTTGCCACCAGTCCATGTTGCGGTATTCCAGAGCAGCCCCTGGATCTCGAAGCTGTGCTGCGAAAGGGCATTGGAGCTGCCGAGGTCGTAGTTCGCCTTCGTGCAACCAGCGATCCCGGCATAGCCAAGCGCCTCGCTTGGGTGCGCCGTGGTGAGATAACCCCAGGGCGATTGAGGCGTCGTGCCCGTAAAGAGCGTGAAACCTAGTGCGGCAAGGGTGGTAAGCTCCTTGTCTTTGTAGACCGTACCGATTCCGTGGATCGGACCCCAGCACAAGGCCAGCCAAAAGCTGCCCGAATAGGTGTAGGTCGATCCCCCCTTCCCTCCGCCGCCCTTGCCACCTGCGCTATGTTTGTGCGCCTGGAAATCGCCCTGCCAGATGATGTTGGGCGAACCGCGGTTCTCGCCCATGACAATGGCGATCGCGATGTTTGAGGTCGAAGTCTGAGTGGCGAGGCCGGTATATTCAGGCTTGGTCTTGTGGCCGCCAAGACCTAGGAAACCCACTTCACGCTCCAACGATATCCGCGACGAAAAGCCGTCTGGATAGGATTAGGGATGCCGGCGGCGAGCAGACGGCGGCGCGCACGATGGATGAACACCGAAGCGCAGTGCGGATCTTCTCCGTCCGAGACGCGACAGGCGATAGTCTCGGTCTTTACTGGGCGGCCTGCGGCTGCTGCCACGGTGTGCATTACGAGCGCCTCATGATGGCTCAGCTCAACACGCGTTTCGCCGAAATGAACCTCGCCACGTGGATCCAGTGTGAAACCATCGAGCTGGAGAACTTTGTCGCGATCCAGATTGAAGCCGCAGCTGGGGCAAAAGCTCATTTGCCGCTCCAATAGGAATAAACTCGCATGGGATGCGTGGTCATCGGCGTTCCCTGCACATCGCACTCGACCACGAACCGCTCGCTCGCGAAGGCATGAATGACATTCGGCCAATCCGTGACGATCGCGCTGTGCGAGAAGGTCCTACCCCAGCGCCACATGAGAATGTCGCCGGACTTGGCGCGGAAATCGGCGCCGCGTTTACAGAGCGGCCGGTCGTCATCATCGACGCGACCGAAATAAATCTCGAGGTGTGCGAGATACCGCTCTTCACCGCGATGCAGGTGCCAGTCCGGCGGATAGGGCGCGATGGTGACGTCCGGGATAAGGCCTGCGCCTGCGAACACTCCCGCCAAGATCTGCGCGCAATCCACTGCCGCACCTTTCACCCGTGCGGCGTGGCAATATGGCGTGCCAACCCATGCCCGTGCTTCTGTGACCGCCGCGACGCGTTCGGTAGCTTCTTGTGAGCCGTCAGACATCTAGAAGCTCGATTCAACCACAGGGATATAGGGAAAGCCCTTGAACCGCGTGAGCCACGAAGACCCATGAAAGTCCTGGCACCGCGTCATAGTGCCGGGGCAGCCGGGAAATGCCGTGAAGGTCGTTCCGATCGTCGGCGTAAAATCGAGCGGGTATACCAACCACAGGCCTGCCGTGTCGGCGCGCTGGATCTTGCGCACCCGAGTGACCGAATCGCCATTGTCGATGTGGACTTTCCCCTCGACATAATTCGCATTGGCTCCAGTCCACGGCAGGAAGGTCGTGGTGGGCGATCCAGAGCTGATGGTGACGATCGATGCGAACGCGCTTTGGTCGACGCCGCAACTGAGATCGCCCCACACATTCTTGCAGCGCGGCCGGTACAGATCGCGCGGCATCTCGGTGTCGAGCACATTGATGGCGGATTTGACGCTGAGGGTCGCCGACTGCCGCCCGACCTGCGTGAGCCCCGCGACTATGCCGTCGAACATCGGCATGCCGCCAAGCCAGGGATAGGAGAGATCATCGCCCCACGCACCGGCGATGAAGCGGTCGCGCCGGATCGATGCCCCATCCAGATATCCGAGCAGCAATGCTTTCGGCCAGGGAAGCCGTGCCTGGAAATCAAGCTCGTTGGTATAATCGAGCACCAGCTGCTGCTCGTCGACCTCGATCCCGATCTTGATGTGCGACCGGAGCCCCTGCACGAGCACGGAACCGCCAAGATAGGTCTGCCGGATCAGGCCGCCCAGCGGCACGACGGTCACGTCGCGGGCGGCGTTCGTGTAATAGAGCGGGCTGCCGATCAGCGGCGTGATCGTGAAGCAATCGGTATAGACGAAGTTCTTTGACGCCAGCGCGTCCACCACATCGGCTTCGACGTGCCCCGGCTGAGCGGTGATCGGCCTCATGCAAGCAATTCACTGTGAAAGGTCAACTGCTGGAGCGTCCAGAGCTTGTCCGCGAACTTCTCGAAGTCCGCCATATCCTCATCGAAATAGCAGGTGAAGAAATATTGCCCGTCCCAGCTGATCCGGGCGCCTGCCGGCGTGGGCGCGGTTCCAAAGACGATCTTGTTCGGAAGCGTGACAGAGTAGGCGCTCGGGTCGACTAGATAGCGATAGTCGATAACGGCCGAAGCGCCATGCTGCGCCGAGTTGAACGTGTAGACGCCCGCCGCGACCGAATATTGCATGGCCGCCGGCGAGGATGTGACCTTCGTCAGCGGAGTCCCGCCGATGGTGACACCTTTGTCCTCCACGAAGGCGGCGGCATGCGCCACGGTGACGGTATAGGGGCCCGATCCCGGCACGCTGACGGTCTCGTTAAGCGTCAGGTAGACCTTGACGGTGTTGGCGATATCCACCTGCCCGACCGGTTCAAAATATTCCGAGCCTATCCAGCGCAAGAAATCCCATTGCAGGCGGACATCGTCGGCCGTGCCAATCGTGGCGTCGCTCGCGAGAAAAAATTCTGGAACCTTGACCAGAAACGGCTCAGCAGCGCCCAGTCGCGCGCAATAGAAACCCATCAGCGTCCGTAAGCTGGAATTGGCCTGGTCGCGGTCGGACAGAAATTCATAGGGCAGTTCGAATTCCCAGCTCGGATAAGGCGCGAGCGGCGAGCGGATCGATTTGAAATTGACCGAGGTGGAAATCCGCGTGTTGAACTTGGGCTTCATGTGAACGGAGAAGGCTAGGCCGGGCGTTGCGCCGGTTGCGGGATTTGCGGCCTCGGGGATGCTCGGGGTGGCCACCGAGTTGCCGAAGCCGGGCAGAATGGCTGTGACCACAGGATACTCCAATGGATTCTGGACAATCGTCTCGATCAGGACGGCCTGGATGCGGACGTTAGGGTAGCCGTTGGCCAGCGCTTCGGTGAATGCCAGATCGACCCGGACATTAGGCCGTCCCCCCGACAAAGCTTCGTTGTAGACGAGGTCGGCCCGGACATTCGGATACCCGCCGGAGAGTGCTTCGATCGCCTCGGCGCTGACCCGGATGTTCGGGGACCCTCGGCCGATCGTTTCAGCGAAGCTGACGTTGACCCTGATGTTGGTGGGCATCAGGCATTGACCTTGACGCCGATCTGGATGCCGTTGACCTCGCTGCCCGTCCAGCCCACACCGGTGGAAGGATTAAGCTCCCACATATCGCTGTAGAGGCGATAGGTCTGATCCAGATAGAAGTCCTTCGAGCCCATATAGGTGGTCGATCCGACGCGGAGCCCGACGCGGCCGATGCGCTGGGTCGAATCGTCCTGGCGCATGGCGGCCTTCACCTGCGTCGCATAGACCACCGGGCTGTTGAGCGTCGGATTGGGCGTATAGAAATCGATATCGCCGACATTGGGTGAATAGACATATTTGGTATCGTCGAGCGCCGTGTTGAGGACGGATTGCCAGTTGGTCCCCGCTGGCGCGCTGCCGCCGATCGAGAATTGGTTGGCATAGCCGTTGCCGATGACGAGCTGGCTGTTGACATTCACGTTGCCGAGATAGTCGTTGTTCACCGAACCCTGGTCGTCATGGGCGATCAGTTCGTTGAACCAGATGGAGATATTGTTCTCGGTCGATTGCGGGCGATAGAAGCGGATCGCGTCGATGCCTGTGCTGGTGCCTGGTAGCGTATCGACCGCGTCGGCGGAAATCACCACCTTGGTGTTGTACCGGACCTCGATCGTTCCGGCCGTATTGTGCATGTAGACCTTCATTTCGAACTGAAACCACCGATCGGACGCCCACACGCCGATGGGCGTCTGTGCGATCAGCGTTCCAGCCGAATTGTAGACATAGATTTCGCCCAGCGATCCGAAGCGCACCGATGCGGCGGCGCCATTGTGGCTATCCCAGAAGTAGATGGTGCAGTTGCCCTGGTAGGCTGTCGGCAGCATGACGCCGGCGGTGAAGAAGATCGTGGGTCCGATGAAGTCGTCGAGACTCCAATATCGATCGCGATTGAAGATCGAATCGTTAATGCCCCAGGCGTAGCCACGGCCGAACCGTCCGGTCCCCTGCGACATATCCACGAATATGTCACCATAGAAGCCATCGGCGGCAAGCAGCGTCTGGGATATGCCTAAATCGAAACTGGTGTATTTGCGGATAGTCACGCTCGCCGCATCCCCGCGAAGTGGCCTTGGCGGCGTGCTTCCTTCGATGCTGTGGCGAAATGGCCCAGATTGTTCATCAGGACGCGTTTGACGCTGTGACCGTCCAGGGCCTTGATATTGTAGTTATGGTTGTGGACATCGCCGCCGCGCGAACCTGATGCTGCAGCACTCCGCCCGAAAGAGGTTGAGGACGTATTGTCGTTCGCGCCGCCTTCGATCATGGCCCGCATCGGCCGGGCGAGATGTGCAGGCAGCACCATTTCATCCGGGTGCAAATTATAGAGGCCGCCGCGCACCTGCCAGTCACCGCCCTCGGCCGATGCGAGCGGCGCGAACGACATGGCGCCGGCGAGCGCAGTCGCCGCGGCAGCGGGAGCCAGCGCTGGGCCAATGATCGGGATCATCGCCGTGGCCGCGTAGGCGCCGGAGGCCGCCACAGCGGCGTTCGAAGTCACCTGTGCAACGCCCGTCACGGCTTGCTGCGCCCGCCCGAGAATAAGAGCGGTGAGCTGCTTTTCGAGCCACTTCTCGATCATGTGGCCGAGAGCATCGCCGATCACGCCAACGAGCCCCTGCCACATCGACTTGATGCCGTTCGCGAACGAGGTCTGCAGTGTCAGCATTTTGCCGAGCGTGCTGCTCCAGGACTGGCTAAGGCTGTGGATGGCATCGAGCTGCAACTTATGCGTCTGCTCGTAAACCTTTCGATCATCCTGAAGCCGCTTCTGATTACCCTGCGCGTTGAGCACGGTGATCTTATCTTGGTGCTGCTTTTCGAGCAGCTCGATCTGCTGGTCAATCTTGCGATAATATTCAGAGTTCTGACCGAGGATCGCGCGTTGGTCCTGCAAGCCCTTGAGCTTGATCGCATGTTCCTTGTTCTCGAGATCGACGTCGAGCTGATATAGCTGCGCGTTCAGGTCCCGATGCTGCTGGACCGCCTCGTTGGCCGAAATCGTACCGAGCCGCCGCGCTTCCTCTATCGCATTAAGCTTGGCCTGGATGCCGAGCCGGGCGAGGTCATTTTGCGTCTTGGCCGCCTCGATCGCGAGAGCCTCGCTCTGCTTGGCGTCATCGGTCTCCTGCTGCTGCTTTTCCTTGATCAGCGCCTGCCGCGCGGCGAGATACTTCCGCTCGATCTCCAGCTTGTCCTTGGCACTGAGATCGGTCCGCTTGAGTGCCTGTTGCCAGAAATCAGCCTCGGACTGCAGCGAATATTGCTGATAGGTGCCCTGAGCGTCCTGCTCCATCGCCCAAGCGGTCTTCTTCGCTTCCAGCTCCTCTTCGAGCTTCTGGGCGATGGTGGTTTTCGGTCCTTTCTTGCCCGCGCCGGCTAGATCGGGGTCGAAATCCTTCACGCCTTTCGGCTCGTGCGTTTCCGCGGGCTTGCCCGGAAGCGCCTCTCCGTGCGCAGCTGCGGTGAGCGCTGCATTCATCTCGGCAACGTGGCCTTTGATCCGGGCAGACGATGCTTCGATTTGCTTTTCGACGCGCGCCATACCGGACGCCCAATCGCCCTCGATCGCGCCCCAGTTCAGGGAAAAGGCGTCCCACGCGACCTTGCCGAACGTGACAAGATTTCCGACCAGCTGCTCGACGATGCCAATGATCGCGTCGATCGCGACGAGGATGATATCCTTCGCGATGACGACGGCATCCTTGAAGACATTCCAGGCGATTTCGGCAGCATGCATGGCCTGCGGCGTCTTGATCCCGAAGGCATCCATGATGTCCGCCACGACGTCGCCGACCAATTCCACGATCGCGCTGAACACTTCGTAGAAGATTTGGCCGAGCGCCTTCACGACTTCCCACACTGCCTCAAGCGCAGTGGTGATGGTGCCCATGACCACGGCGACAATGCCCCCTTCGCGGTAGCTGTCGATGAAGGCCTTGATCATGGAATTCAGGCCATCGGTGAGCGAGGTCAGGATCGGCGCGAAGGCATCGGTCATGACGTTTCCGAGGCCTTGCATCGCAACCTTGGTCGTGTCGGTGGCATCAGCGAGCGCCATGCCTCGCGCATTCACCTGGTCGAGCCAGTCGCGCAGCTCCTTATTGGCGGCGCTCGCAAACAGGGCACCGGCACCATATTCCTGGGTGACGCGGTCCATCTCTTGCAGGCCTTCCGCGCCCATATTTAGGACCGGGATCAGTTCCTTGCCGGATTTGCCGAAGAGTTCCATGGCGAGCGCGACCTTCTTTGGCCCGTCGTCCATGTCCTTGAACCGGTCGGCGATGACGAGCATCCGCTCCATCTGCGACCGCCCGTCATTGGCCGCGATGCCAACCGCTTTCAGCGCCGCCGCGATCTTACCATTGCCTTCGCCTGCAGTGACGGTGTTTTTATCGAGGATGCCCATGCCTTTGGCGAGTGCATCCACGTCCATGCCAGTTTCTTTGGCGACTGCTGACAGACCTTGAACCTCAGGGACCGTCATCCCGAAGGTCTCGGCCATGTGCTTAGTCTTCTCGGCGGCCTCGCCCATGTGCTCGGCCCACTCGGCGATCCTTTCGACCGCGAAGGCGACTATGAGGACTTCCGCGACCTCAGCAAGTGCGGCGCGAAATTCACCGAACTGGCCAACGGTTTCTTTGAGGTGAATTCCCGTCTGACTAACAGTGGCGGTAAGCGCTTCAAAACCATGCCTCGGCGGTTCGGGGACGTGATTTAGTTCCTTGATCTCTTGGGTGACGAGCGCGATTTTGGCGCGCGCCTTCTCGGCGGCTTCGGCGCTCGCGAGCATGCCGGCGCGGAGCTGATCGGTCCCGCCGGTGCTGGCCGCCTCTTTCGCAAACGCGTTTAGGTCCTTGGTCGCGGCCTTCAGTTCCGCGGACATGATTGCCCGCTTCGCCTGAAGATCGACCACATCGGCGGTGATAGAGACCGCAATATTATTGGCCATCATCACCTCCAAATTCGGGACAGTCGCTCACGAAAGTCCGATCATCATAGTTGCGAATGAGCGGCGCCTCGGTAATGGCGGAGTTGCCAAAGCGAGGATCTGAGAATGGCGACCGCGAATATCGACCCGGCGCTCACGAAGTATTGTCCCGGATGCGGAAAGGCGTTGCATCAGTCAGCGCAGCAATGTCCTGATTGTGGAGCGCCTCAACCTGGAGCGGTGGCCAGCACGTCACGCAACCGGACCGTGGCGGCAGTGCTTGCGCTGTTCTTCGGTGCAATCGGCATGCATAAGTTTTATCTCGGCCGCACCGGCGCGGGCGTCCTTTATCTGGTCTTTTGCTGGACCTTAATTCCGTTTCTGCTGTCGCTGATCGACGCGATCCTGCTGTTCACGTCCAATGATGCGACGTTCTACGCCAAATATGGCTAGCTGATTCCCATCTGCCGCAGGATCGCGGCGCTGGTTTCCGTGAGATCAGCGCCGGGCTTTGGAGCGGCGGCGGCAACCTCTGCTATGGTAGGAACGGGCTGAGCAGGATCAGTCATGGAACGTGTTGACAAAATTTCCGGCTCTTCAGTCTCCAGCTTCCAATCAACGCCAACCGCGCGGCCGATGGACTGCAGCGCGAGATATGGCGGCGGCCCGTTGCGCGCCCAGTAAGAGTACATTGCCCGGGCCCGTTTCAGGTTCCATTTCGTGACGCGATCCCAGCATCCTCCCTCGACGCCTGCGGCGACTAGGCCGCAAACGATGTCGATAAGTTGCTGTTCTAAGCTCCCGCTGCCTTGCGCCGCTTGGCAGGAGCCTTCGCTTCCCCCGCAGGTTTGAGGCCGAACTCGTTGAGGATCTCCTGCATCGCCAGAGAGAGCGTTTCCACCCCGTCAGGCAACGCCATCTTTATGACCGACGTGATGGTGATGTCGGGATCAATCTTCTTCAATCCGACAGTCACGACTGCGGCAATCTGCTTAATTTCTTCCAGAGATTCGGTGATCGTTTCAGGCCTCTTTCGCCCCTTCAACGCGTCAACATGGGGCGCGGCTACCAGCATGTCATCGATGTCATAAGGGGCGATCTCGAAAGACCGCCCCGCGAGCGTCAGCGTTACCATTATGCGATCGTTCCGAACTGATAGACCTGCTGGTTGCTATCGGCGAAGGCCTCGAAATCAAGCTCGTTGATCGCCCAGTCGTCGATCTTGGTAGCATAGGCAAACTTGTTGGCCATGCAGGCGAACAAAACCAGCGACATGCCGGAGCGAGGATTGAGGAAATCGGCGCGGAAGGTCGGTGCGTAACCCATGGGCTGGTTGGTAACAAGCGCCTTCTTTGCTGAGGTCGACGTCGCGGTGTACGCATAGTCGATATAGACCGTCTTGCCGGTATCGGCGGCAGCAAAGGTGAAGACGCCAGCCGAGAGCGAATACTGCCCGGTGGTCGGGCCGCTCGCCACCTGGGTATATTCGTTGCCGATGCCATCGCGCACCGCGAGCACACGGCCGAAAGTACCCGAACCAGGAACCGTCGGCGTGATGGTATAAGGCGTGGATGGAATGGCTGCGCCGGTCGTGTCGTAGACGACGCTGGCAATGCCCGAAGTGATCGGCATGCCGCTGATAACCGACTGGAACAGCAGACCATCCAGGCGTGCGAACTTCGCCTTGCCCGAGACCTTGCCCTTACCGCGCGCATTGGCGACTGCGAACGCGTTCTGCCCATGCAGCGGCTTGCTGTCGTAGCTGATGTCGATGCTGACATCCTGCAAGGTGCCAAGCATGAGGGGCGTCGGCAACGCAACCGCTGCGCCGGTGTAATCGGTCAACTGGGTCGCCCAAAGCACGCCAGCGCCGAACGAAAAGGTATCGTTTGAGGCCATTTTTCAAGTTCCTTCTGTGGGACTGCGCGTCTCACGACGGGCATTGGGAATGGGGATGTTGAGAGCTTTAGGTGCCAGCGCCCCCATCCGCCGGCTGCGTTTCAAGTTCCGCCCTCGCGGCGAACCGCAGAATGAGCGTGTGCATGACAAAATCGTCTGGTGCAGCGCGAGTAATGTGGCGGAGGTCTTGCACCGGTATCGCCTCCCGCTCGATTTCTTCAGCGAGCGCCCGCAGCGAAGCTGCAATGGCCTCCGGGCTGAGCCCGAAGAAAAACCCCGATGCAAGCTGCCTGCCGGAAGCCGCGGCGAGGTTCGTCGTGGAGCTCATTGACCCTCTTTCGGGCCGGAAGCAGCCGTTGATGCCGGATCGACCTTCGGTGTCTTCGCCGGAACTGGCGCGGGTTCGTCGGCCGGAACCGGCGTGAAGCCGTTCATTGCCAGGCCGCCGAGGTCGCCCGCCCCAAGATCGTCAGGCACCTCAACGAAGCCGTCGACCACGACAACCGGGCCGATCGAAAGATTGATCCCAGAAACGTGTGCGGGAGCCGTGTAGCGCATGATTTTCTCCTCAGAATGGCAAGGTGATACGGATGGGAATGCGAGCTATGGCCTGAGGCCCTTGATCGCCCGGGGAAATGTCGCTCTTGCCTTCGATCCGGCACCAGTAAACGAGACCGTTCAGCGTGAATCTCATCTGGTCATTTGGCGCCAAACTATCGCGGAGCTTCGTCTCGAGGAGGGTCAGCTGTTCGTCCGGCGCGACATCCGGGCTCTTGCCCGCGTTGCAGTATATCCAGGCCTCGCAATCCATCGTAACGATCGGCATGGAGCCATTGAAACTGTCCATCATGCCGGTGCGGCGCAGGAAGAACGCGGGCTGATCGGACACCTCCGTCCAATGCTTCACGCGCCGGCCGCTGGTGATGAAGTCCGGAACCGCACTGGTGATGTGCGTCAGCAGCGCTTCCATGACGGCTTCGATGTCCACGTTCATTCGTTGGCCTTCGCGACAGCTTGGCTCACCGCATCATTCAACCGGGCGATGATCTGCGGCTGCATGACCGCTAGCGGGCCCCGCTCGAAGGCATGCGCGGCGATGTTCGGCGTGCGCTCATAAGCGGCCACCATGACTGTGATCGGCGCGTTGAGCATCTCGCCCCACGCGTGGTCGAGCTTCATCGAGTGCTCTGAAACTTTCGTCTTGCGATGGGCGCCATATTCAATAGCGGCAGCCTTCGCGAAGTCCTGCGATCCCTTCTCGCCGGCCACGTCGATATAGCCGGTGATCCGGTTCTTGTCGGTGAAGATCCGGACCCGCTCCTGACTGCGCAGCCTGCCCGTCCGATCCGGCGTCGCGGCCTGGACCAGGCCGAAAAGCTCGTGCGTCAGCGCATCGATTTCCCGCCGCAGATCGTCATAGAGATCGTCGGGAAACTCTTCGAACTTCAGGCCCGCTTGCCGCTCGCCGGTGATATTAATCCTGATATTATCCATCAGCCGACAACCGGCATACAAAAACGCTCAAGCGCCGCGGCAATATCCGGAGCGAACTGTCCCTTCTGCCCTGGCGCGCCGCCAAACCACCATCGCCGCATGCCGACGCCAGGTGTTTCCTGCTGCACGAGCGACGGGTCGCGATCCTTCCCGCGATAGCGCCCGTTGATGAGGCGGAGGCAAATCTCGGCCAGATCATCGGGAATGACCTTCACGCCATATGTGAAGGTCAGAGATTGCCCGCTGTCCGCCCCGGCGAAGGTGTAGACGCCGGCCGCAACGCTGTACTGCCCGGCCGCCGGGGAACCACTGACGCGCGTGAGCGCCGTTCCGCTCGAATATTTGACGGACTGGTCGCAGGAGAACGCCGCGCTCTGACTGACCGTGACCTGATATGGCGATGCTGGCACAGAATGGGTTTCAGTAGCCAGCGCGCCATAGCCGGCCATGTAGATAACCGTCAGCGGGTCGGCTTCCCATGACAGGACCGCGCCGCTGACCGGCTCGAGACGCGTCAAGGTCCCATTCTCGGGATCGACCCGGAAATCGGTTCCTTGGACCAGCGTCTGTGTGAGCCCCGTCGAGAGCGTCTGGACCACCGAAATGATATCGATGACGGGCCAGCGCGAAAGTTGCACCTCTAAAGCCAGCCGCGCTGAGCCTCGGCGCAACGCTTGCCGATCGAGTTCGAACAGATCCTGCACGACTTCCGGGACCAGCACGCGCTGCGTCTCGGTTGAAATCGCCCGGGAAACCTGGCTGACCGCTTTTGCGAGCCATGCATCATCCGTCGTCGTCGTGATGCTCAACTCCACCTTGGCGGAGGCGAGATCCGTAAGATCATAGTTCGCCGCGGGCGAGATAATCGAGGAGACGGCGGAAAAGCCCATGCTCAGCCAGCCGTCGCGATGTTCGAATTCATTGCCACGCCTCCATGGGCCGTCCGTTTTCCCGCCATTCGCCTACGGGCTGCGTCAGCGGCGTAGTTTCCGGCCCGAGCGGGGCTGGCCAAAGGACCGTCAATTCCAGGTGACCAATCGGGACGCGATTGGCGATGTAGAGGCCGTTTCCAGCCGCCTCCCAACCGCGCCAGAACGCGATATCGGCATCCGTGCGGCCATCGTTCCATGAACCGTCGGGCGCCGGTACATCGGCAAACCATGGCTTTGGCAATGCCGCGAGCTTGTCGGCCCGGATTAGGGTCAATCCAAAGTGCGCCGTCGCAACCTTGGTCACATCGCCGGAGAAGATCTCTCCGGGCACCTGCGACAGGCTCGCGCCATCTTCACCTTTAATGGTGAACAGGCGCCCGCTTGCCGTTCCCCTTCCCGCCTGCACCGCCGCGATCGCATCGATCTCGGGATGGCAGCACATGAGCTGCATCAGCATTGAGACATCACGCCGCGTGAAGACCGAATCATAGTCGAGCGTCAGGATCGCATCGGGCGCATCCTCGCGGAGCGCCTCTTCCATGACGCGTTCCATGCACTGGCCCCAATAGGCGCCGGTGTGGCGGCGAAGCTTCACGCCAAGTGATGGCAGGGCTTCGATCGCCGCAAACATATTGTCCATAAAGCCCAGCCGCGGCACCGACATGACCGCCGACACGCCAATTTCAGCCTGGTGCGGCTTCGTGCCGGCCAGATTGAGCGAGATCGGCAGCGACGCACAGTCCTGCAGCTCCGATTCCCATCGGCGGATGAGCATCAAGCCGGCCTTGGCGAGCGCCGTCTTCAGATGAGCTTCGTCGAACAGAGCCTTATGGAAATCATCAGGCGCGGACTGTCCGCCCATGACGAAGGCCTCCGTCGGCATGCGCGCGCCTGCGAGATAGCCTTCCGCGATCTTCGCGAAATCCGGCACTGCGATGCGCAGCTCGCCGCCGGGTTTAAGTACTCGCACCCACTCCGCGAGAACGTCGGCGATCTCGCCCGACGCGAAATGCTCGAGCACGTGCGACGCGCGAACGCAATCTATGCTGCCATCGGCAACGCCAGCGAGCGGATACACAGCCGAGCCGTGGGCGTTGCCCATCGGGATGAAGCCGGGCGGCGACATATCGCCGGCGCCCAAATCGAGGCAACGCATCAGGCCGCGACCGGCTCGACGTGGCGGCGATATCCATCGCTAGAAATGCGATAATCATCCGACGGATCGAAGGGCCTGCTGTTGAGCCCGACAAGCACGCTACCGGAGGTCAGGTCAAACCAATGCGGCGTGCCAGCCTTCACCGTGTAGATCTTGCCGATCTGCATCGGCTCCTGCCACTGTTCCAACCCAGCGCCGGTGCGCAGATACCCCGCCCCTTCAGACAGGATAAAATGCTCGTCCTTCAGCTTGTGATAATGGCCGCCGATCGTGGCGTCCTTTTTCAGCGTGATGACCTTTGCTTCCGGAAAGGATTGGAGATCGCGCCGCTCGTCGCTGTGCTTCGTCGAAAGCTTGGCCATCTCGGCGTCGACCATGATCTTCACGAGATCGGGGAATTTCACCTTCGGCTCGAAGCCCAGGATCCGGGCGCTCTTGCTTGCATCGCCCTTCAGCAGGTCGACCTCGGCCGGGCGCGTCAGGTCCCGATCGTAATCAACATAATCCTGCCAGTTGACGATGCCCGCATGCGCGAACGCAGCGGCGACGAACTCCTCCACCGAATGGGTTTCGCCGGTGGCGATCACGAAATCATCCGGTTCCGGATGTTGCAGGATGCGCCAGATCCATTCGACATATTCGGGAGCATAGCCCCAGTCGCGCTTCGCCGAGAGATTGCCGAGCACCAGCCGCTCGCGCTGTCCTGTCGCTATTTCAGCGACGGCCTTGCACACCTTGCGGCTGAGGAACGCTTCACCGCGGCGCGGGCTTTCATGGTTGAACAGGATGCCACAGGAGACGCGCGCGCCATACGCCTCGCGCCAGACCTTGGCCATGTGGAAGGCGGAAACCTTCGAGGCGCCGTAAGGGGAGCGTGGATAGAAAGGCGTCGCCTCGGTCTGCGGCGTTTCGCGAACCCGGCCGAACATCTCGCTTGAGCAGGCCTGATAGATCCTCGCGTCGAGCTTGAGCGTGCGACAGCTTTCCAGGATCCGCAGCAGGCCGCCCGCATTAATATCCTGCGTCACCTCGGGGTGATCATAGGAATCTCGCACCTGTGACATGGCCGCGAGATTATAGATTTCGTCGGGGCCCAGATCCTGCAGGATGCGGAATAGGCTAGGACCGTCCGTCATGTCGCCGGTGTGCAGAACAATCTGGTCGCGGATCGCGGCAAGGTTCCCGAACGTGGGCTGCGACACCCGGCGTACCATGCCGTGGACCTCGTAGCCTTTCGTCAAAAGCAGTTCGGCCAAATATGAGCCGTCCTGCCCGGTGATTCCGGTGATGAATGCTGTTTTCATGATGTCCCTCTGTCGGAAGGGGTCGACGGGCGCGGCCGACACCACGCCCGTCTATCGGCTCACGCCGACCATGTTCCGGGTGTCGGCCCGGAGCTTGTTATTCGGAGCCGGTTTCCGGTGCGGGCGCAGCTGCCTCTTCTTCAGCCGGAGCGGTTTCGACCGCAGCAGCGGCTTCCGCCTCGTCGAGCTTGGCAGCGGCCTGCGCATAGGCCTCGTAGGCCTCATCCCGCGCCTTCTGGAGGCTGGCGATGTCATTCTTGGCGGCCATCGTCTTAACCCTCCACCAAGGTCATGGCGTTGGCTTTCGCCGCCGAGACCGGAGCCTGCTCGCCACGTCCGAGGTTGGCGACGATGGTGACGGTCTGCGTGGTCTGGGGGCTGTAGACCGGCTGCAGATACCGCTTGCGGGCGCGGCAATCGACGTTGAACTTATAGTTGTTCTGCAGCACCGCAGTAGCCGCCGTGTTCGCATTCGGGATCGTCGGGGTCGCGAACGCGGTGATGTCGGCGAAGCTGGTGGCGTTCGTATCGTCCGCCTCCTGCAGTTTGCAGACGGTCGGCTTGTTCGACACGACGTCGGCCGTGGTGGCGATGATATCGATCGTCGCCCAGTCGAAACCAAGCGTGTCGATGATGCCAGATGCGGTGGCGCCGTTGGTCTTCGAGACGGCGTTCACCGCGACGATGGTCTTCAATTGAGGAGTCATTGTGCTTCTCCTGTGGATCTGAAATTGCGGGGGTTTTGATCGGTGGCGATTACGGCGAGACAGCCGCAACCAGCGGGCCGGCGTTCGTGGTGTCGCCGAGATCGTGGTTGTTGATGTCAAACCGCTCCGTGCCGAGAAGGCCGATCTGGTCGTTCTCGAAGTAGCGATGATCCGACCGGCGGATCGTCACACCACGGCGTTCGCCCAAGGCCGATGACTTGGAAAGGTCGCCGAAGAGGAACTGCACCTTGCCAGAACCCGGCGCGGCGATCGGGAGCTTTTGCGCGATCTTCACCGGGAAGCCGAGCAGACGCGGGTTCATCGGATCAGTCGCGAGCGTGGCGATCGTATTGCCACCCGCCTTCGCCAGAACGGTGCCGGCTGCACTGTAGAACATCTGCTGGCTCATGTACCACTTGGCGCCTGGCAGAGCATATTGCGGCAGCTTGCCCATCACGCCGGTAAAGTCCGCGACGGTGAGCGACGTGAGCGTTGCACTCGAAGTCGTATACTGCCCAGCGGAGTGCGAACCATCGACGAAGATCTGCGTCACGCCGCGGATGCCACCGAAGTTCGAGGTGCCATCTCCGTTGAAGCCGGCATCGTCCTCTTTCAGCGCGAAGGCATAAGCGATTTCGCCAACGAGCCAGTCCGCGATCGAGACCACGGCGTCCTCGGCGATTTCGTTCGACATGCGGGTCAGCGCGCCGAGCTTCTTCGCGGTCAGGTTGACGTTATCCCAGGAGGCCTGAGATTCCGCGACCGCGGTGTTCTCGCCGGTAAAGTAAGCGGTGAGACCGCCTACGCGGCGCGGCCAGTTCAGCGTGTCGCTTCCCATCGGAATGACCTGGCATTCCTGACGGAAGACGCCGAACTGCTCGCGAAGCACGATGATGTTGGAGAGCAGCTCTTCCGGCACGAGGAAGCCGCCAGCGCTGTCGACGCCTTCGCCCTGCGCCTTGGTGACGGGAACGCCGCGCGATTTGCACCATTCGATCGCCTCTGCGTTGCCGAAGATCGTCGCCTTGAACCACATGCCGGCGGCATAGGCCTGGTCGACCGCGCGGACAGTCTGGCCTGCGATCTCGCGATCCTTGAAGTGCTTCAGCGAGCCGAAGAGCTTGTGCGCGCTGGCCGGCGCCGACGGCGTCATGCGATCCTGGCCGGGGACTGGCGTCGCGAGGCTCGCCGCCACCTGCTCGGCTTCTTCTACGCGCTTCAGCTGCGTCTGCAGATCGGCGATTTTCTCCTTCAGGGCGTCATAAACGTCCTGCTTGAAACCTTCGGCTTCGGACTTGCCGGCCATCGCTTCCAGTTCATCTGCGGCCTTGCTCAGCGCTTGGCGCAGCTCATGCTTTTTAGCCATAATAGGGCTCCATCTGCGGGAATGCGGACGCCATCGCGGCGTGCGCTAAGCGGCTTGCCCAAGGCCGGGGTGGGCATTCGCCAAGCGGCGAAGTCGTAAAATCAGTCGTTGGTTGGAAGCGTCTCGCGGAGCGCGCGAACTTCCTTCAGACGCAACTCCTCGGGCGACAGGTTATCGTCAGATTCTGTCACGACCGTGCCGATCGGCTGCTCCGTGGGATCATTCGGATCCTGCTCATCATCGGTACCATCGCCGTCCATCAAATCCTTGATGCACTTGGCGGTGGCTTCATGATGGTCCATCGCCTCTTGCAATTTCGCCTTGGTGGCGGCCGAGACGCGGCGGCCGGCCTTGATCACTTCGGCGATTTCGGCGCGCAAGTCGGCGGCGTCGATCTTCAGCAGAAGGGGACCTACAACAGCATCATCCAGTGCCTCGACTTCGCTTTCCTGCTGATGGGCAGCGTCGCCGATGGTGCGCAGTTCGAAGCCGCTTTCGAGGATCAGCACCTCGTTCGGATCGTCCTGCCAGCGCTGGACCGCCTCGCGGATATGCTTCGCTGCATCCGGGTGGAGCGTTTTGCTGCTATGGACGTAGTAGCGCGGTGCGGGGTGCTCAGAAGCCTGAGCTCGTAGGCCTTCCAGCTCCTTACGCGGCAGAAACACCGTATCCCCACTATCGAGTACCTTCTCGGCCCATTCCATCAGCGGCGCAGTGTCGATCCCGGCGCTGCGAGCCTCGCCGAGCGCGTTAGGATTACAGGGCACGGCACAGACACTGATTTCGAGAAGCGTCTGCTTCTTAAAGTCGATTCCGTAGGGCCGATCCTTATCGTTGGTGAACGTCCATTCTTTCGGCTTGAACCCGACGCTCACAGCCTTCAGATAGCCAGCTGCGACGAGATTATAGATCGTGTCTGCGAAGGGGTAGATGTCCGCGCTCGCAAACTCGATATCGCCCACGAGTTTACCACTCTCGACCTTGACGTTCGAAGCGCGGCCGATCGGCGGTTCCCACGACATGTGGCTGAAAAGCGCGACTGGGTTGCGCCTGAAGACACTGAGGTCCCAGCCCTTTGGATCGATGCTGTCGCCAGCATGATCAACCGTCGCATCGCTGAAGATGAAGCGCTTGGTGCGCTCGGCACCGTCAACGGTTTCCGGTTCAACTGTCGCGAAACGAAAGACGGTTCCATCGGGATGGCCGCCATCTTTGGCCGCATCACGAAAATCGTCGGCGCTCAAAAGCTTCATTGGCATGAAAGGGCTCCTTACGGCGCGACCAGCGCGGCAATGCTGCCGAGATTATTATTGTCGCCAGCATCATGGATCACGGCATCGAAGCGCTCAGTCACAAGCACCGCCATCTGGTCATTTTCCAGATAGCGATGATCGCTGCGCGCGATGGTGAGGCCACGGCGCTGACCCATGACGGCCGCGCCGTACATGTCGCCAAACGCCATCATCATCTGCCCCGAAAGCGTCGTCGCGACCTGTGGAAGTTTCTGCGTGAGGATGACCGGAAACCCATTATAGAATTGGGTCGGGATGCCATCGACCATGCCTGGGGTAAGCAATCCGCCGGTTGCCGCAGCGATGCGCGCAAAGGTGAGGGCGAAGCCGACCGAACTGACATACCACGCAGCGCGGGGCATGGCCGATGCCTTGATCCCGGCTATCATATTGCCGAGGTCAGAACTGTCGAGAAGGCCATAGGTGTTATGGCCGCCAGCGGCCGTGACTTTCGCCTTGGCATGATTGCCATCGAGCACGAGCTTACCCAGGCCGGTCATTCCGCCATAGGTGCTCGTGCCGTCGCCGTTGAATGCGCAATCGTCCTCTTTTGCAGCCAGTGCCCACGCGACTTCCGTCGCCACATAGTCGACCATGTCGACGATCGCATCCTCATTGAGTTCGCTCGAAAGAGTGACCATGGCACCGAGCTTCTTCGCGGTGAGGGCAACGCCGTCCATATTCGTCGACGTTGACGAGGCCGCTGCCCCTTCAGCGATGAAATAGGCCGCCGCGGTCCCCGTGCGGCGCGGAAACAATGAACTGTCCGAACCCATTGGCCACACGCAGGCGCGGCGCCTAAATGCTCCGAAGGTATCGCGCAGATCGAGGATGGCGTTCTCCAGTTCGGTCGGCACGAGGAAGCCGCCACTGCTGCCCATGCCCTCAGATTGCGCCTTGGTGATCGCGATGCCCTTGCGGTCGCACCACTCGCGCGAGGCCTTGCGTTCGCAGATCGTCGCGAGCAGCCATTTGCCGGCCCGCTCATAAAGCGACCAAACCTCAGGGCCGGAGCCTGGAAATGCTTTTGCCATGCTTTAGATCCTCGCTCAGTCCTCGGGCGCGCTATCGTCTTCGACGGCGGCTGGATCGCCGCGACCGCCGGGTGCTTCGTGGCCGGTCACATCGCTGCCAGGCCCGGTTTCATTCCCTTTCGGCTCGAAGCCGATCGGTGCGACATTTGTCGGCTGGTAGAGCGTGTCGCCTTCCGGATGGTCCGGTAGACCTTCCGCACGGCGCGCTTCGTTCGGGGTCAGGAACATGCCGACGATGCCCGTGCGATATGCCTGGTACCGCAGCTGCAGCGCCGCGCGCAGGAAGCCCGACACATCGAACTCAACGAAGACCCCTTCCTCGGACAGCCCGAACGCGTGATCAAGCTTCGTTTCCCAGCGCATCAGATCGCTAGAAACGACGTTGTTCATGTAATCCTGGTCCAGCTGATCCAGCGATGCGCCGGCGCCGCGATCAACGACGCCGAGCTTGTGCATCGGCATGCGATAGAGCCGGGCGATCTCCTGCACGGACAATTGCCTGGCAGCGATCATTTCCGCGTCTTTCGCCGTCATGCCAAGCGGCTGCCATTTGAGGCCTGCCTCGAGCACGGCCGTATCGCCGGCATTGCGCAGGCCTTGCTTCCGCTCCTTCCACGCCTGCGCGAGCCGCTGCGCCGCCTCCTTGCTGAGCTTCTGGTCCGTCGTCAGGATACCGCCCAGGTTGGTGGCATTCGACGACAGCCGCCCAGCAAGCTCCTGTTGTGACAGCGCAAGACCAATCGCCTCGCGCGCGAGGCCGATGCGCGACGCGCCGTGCAGGGAGCTATCCAGAGCGATCCAGCGCAGATGCAGGATATCCTCTGCAGGGATCATCAGCGGTTCGTTACTGAGAACCGCGGTCTCATGCAGGCCACGCCGCGCGACCTGATAGAATACCTCGCCTCCTGGTGCCTCGAAGATCCACACCCGGTCAGGATTGACCGGGATTAGGCTAGTCGGCTGCCCACGGCCGTTGCGAATGATTACAGCATAGCCGTTGCTGCGGAGCAGATAGGAGACCATCATCTGCTCGATAAATTCGAAGCGGCTCTGATAGCTGTTCGGCCTCTGCAATAGCCGCTCGAGCGGATGGTCCGCCACGATATACTTGGTGCCGTCCGCCTTCTTGCGATAGACATGAGCGGGCAATTTGGCCACGTCTTCGGCTCGAATAGAGACGCAGGCCAGGACCGTCGCAACTTGGAGCGCGGTGACTTGCGTGACGGCCATGCCGCCGGAACTTGTCGACGTGGGGCCATATTCGGCCCACCAATCGTCGATCGACATACCGGCCTTCTCTTGATCAGAAGCGCGGCCTCTCTTCGACGTGACTAGTCTGCTGAAGACCATCAGTCTTCTGCCCTGCCAGCCGCAAGCCACGCTCCAGCCAGCAGGAACATTCCAAGGACGATAAATCCAGCGGGATGGAAGATGAGCCAGGCGCCGAATGTGATGAACCCGCTTCCCGCAAGGGCGGCGGCATCCACCACATTCTCTGCAAAGCCGCGAACGGCCTCATCATCGTCATCAACAGTTTGCGGATCCTGTTCGGTCATCGGAACCTCTACACAATCAGCAAACCGCGCTCCTCATATGGCGAGCGGCAGCTATCAGGGTTTGTGGCCATGATCGTCACGGCATTGAACAAAGCCATCGCCGGGTCGATTTTCGCATCGCCTGCATTTTGTTTCGTGGCGCGGATGGCGGTCGCGGTTGCCTCGATCTTGAGGTTAGCAACGCACCAATCCATCAGCGCTTGATCGGCATGGAGCAGCGTGCCGTTGGCCAATTTCCGCTCCGCCGTCTTCAGCGCGTTCATCATCGCGTAGCCTTGCGGCGCGCCGATGAGATAATCTTGTCCTGTTTCGCGATTGTCGACCGTTATGCCGGCCTCGGCCAGCGCATCAACGAGTTCGCCAAGACCTGCTGGGTCGACGGCCACGCAGCAAAGCAGTCCCGCATCCTTGATGCGCACAATGATCTTCAGGATCTGCGCGATGTCGGCTGGCAACAGGCTTTCGTCCATCTCGCCGTCGCCGAGGATCGTCACCTCTCCTGCTTGTTCAAGTTCAAGCAGCTTGCTCTCGATCGTCTTGCGGCGGTCGAGCACGATGTGATGCGCCCAGGCATGGCTCCATGACAGCCAGCGTTTGATCAGCTTCTTGCCAGCGACCGGATCTTGAACCTCCTCGGGCGCGTCCGCAGCATCGATTTCGAATTCTAAGCTTTCACGGCCCAGCACAGTCATGCCGTAAAGGTCATCCAGGCCGCCGCCGTCGAGACCGACGATAACGACCTCGCAGCGTTCGAGAATGTCGTCGATCGATATTGATGGATCGGCCCGCTGCTTCCAGAATTCCGAGCCTGCCCAGCTATCAGCCCTGGCTGCGATGCCAGGTTCGACGTTCAGATGCTTGGCGAGGAATCCCACCAGCGATCGCTGACCTTCCCGCCTCGCATTATCATATTGATCCAGAATGAATTGCTCATCGACCGAAGCCCCAAGGTTGGGATTGGTGATGTAGAAATTCTCAGGCTTCAGATGCTCCCCTGCCCTGATCATCTCGTCGGGGAATTCGTAAAGTATGCCAAGCGAGCGAGGAGCGATCAGCTTGCCGTCGCGAACGTCGCGAAACTTACGAAGCCAATCCAGAAATACGCCGGTTGGCGGTTCGTCGCTCTGCGTCGTCAGCGCGATAACGAAGCCTTCCGGCCTGCTCGCGAGACCACCCATAGCTTCGCGCAGCATGTTCTTTGCATTCGCGCGCTTACCGAAGATCCACAGCTCGTCGATCAGGACGCCGGTGGCCTTCTTTCCGCCAACCGTATCTGTGTCGGCCGCGACGATTTTGAGTTCGGCGCCAGTGCCAAGGTGCTTAATCAGCCGCTGATGCGCGACCGGTTTGAGGATACGGCGCAGCTCAGGATGCTCGGCCACCATATCCATGGCGGGATCGGCGCTGTTTTTCGCAATTTCGATGGTGGGCGCGACGATTATGAATTCCGCCGAGTGCCGCTGATTGCGGATCAGCTCCGTGATCATAATGCCCGCGGCGCGGGTCGACTTCGTGTTCTTTTTCGAGATCAGCTCGAAAAATTCGTTGATCTCCCGGCGACCTGTTTCCGGATTATACGCCCCGAAGAGCGCGCTGGGCAGGTCGAAGATCCAGTCGCGGCCGATATCCCCGAAGCTTGGCTTCCCCATGACGTCCACGATGGGAAGATCGCGGAACACCTCCAGCGCATCCTCTGCTTCCGCGGGAAACAGCGGCGGGCAAGGGAGAAGCGACTGCCCGGCAATAATCCGCTCACGCCAATCCGGACATGCGGTCGACCAGGTAAGCGTCACGGGGTGTCAACCGGTCTTCCGCCCGATGTCGCCAGCCGCGGCGCGGACCGTGGTGCGAACTTGCTGGTACCTGCCACCGCGCTTGCGGCGTCGGCTTTGGCCGCCTCCTTCTTGCCGACATAAGCAGCGCCGGTCGGCGCGGCGCCGTCGCTTGGCACGACGGGTCTGCTCAGCGCCTCTAATTTCGTAGTGGCCCCTATCAGGCCGCCCTTGCTCTGATTAACCAGCCGTTCGATCGTTTCGGCGCGCGTCACCGCTTTGCCGATCCGAAGCTCTATCGCGAAGTCGCTACAGAAACTCTCGAACTCACCGTCGCGGGTGTAATCGAGCGCCAGAGCAATGTCCTCAGGTGACATGCCGTAGCCGAGATACAGCTTCACCTTTTCGCGCTGGGCATCTGTGATGGCTCTACTTGGCAAAGCCGGAGCCATATTTTTTTTACCGGAAAAAAATTCCTCGTGAAAATATTTCCGGAATGTCGGGACGGTCATCCCGAGGATGCGAGCAATGTCTGCCTGTGGCAGCTTTTTCTCTACCAATTCCGCGACTTTCGCCTTCTCATCGGCAGTCGGCTCCTTGGTCGGGCGTCCGCGCTTACCCATAGGATTATCGCCCTCGATTATTTTTCCATCGGCCCTCTGAGAGGCATCGCCCAAAATCCTAAGGTCGAAAAAAAATCTCTGCGTGCGGTCCAATGCGGTTGACGGCGCGCGATCAGGGCAAAGCCAAACCCCCTACCCCTCCAAGGAGGGCGCCATCCGCCGTCGCCGCGGCCCGAGGGGCTCAGCGGCGCTCGGCCCGCGCCTTCGCGGTCTTCGCGGTGTGATGGGCGCCGCATAGGCAGCGGCCGTTCTCGGGGTCGAACAGGGCGCCCCCGTCCCTCACCTCAACCTTGTGGTCCGCGAACATCCGGTGCCTCGGGGCTGCCTTCCAGCACCGCTTGCCGTCCACTATCTCCTCGCATCGCCCCCCAGCGCGGGCAATGACCGTCTCGCGCCATATGCGGTACTCAGGCGTTTGATAAAGCGGAAGCGCTTCCTTGGGCAGCGTGGCAACGCGGCGGCCGCCAATGGCTACCAGGCCGGGCTTGGCAATAGGAAGCCGCATGGACCGATCCCATATGAGGCAGGCTCGCGTCTGAGCTGGATGTTGGATGGTTCTGGGGATCACCACGCTTTCGCACTGCCACCCGAAGCAATTGCCGGTTGGCGGTGCAAGGGTGGCTCAGAGGGCCAGCGCGCTCACTATGCTGCTCCTGGCAGCCGATTTATTTGCACGCTGAGATACAGTAAAATAATCGGGCGCGTCAAGCGGATGGCCTCGCTGGTATCAGGCAATCTGGCGTGATCTTCACTGGAATGTGAAACCCGGGAAAGCATACCAGCGCATAGCGCCCCTGCATGGCCTCAACCTTGCCGATCAGCCCATCAAATCCAGCGTCGGGATATTTGACCTCCGCTCCGATCGCCAGGCGCTTCCGCTTCTCGCGCGGCTTGCGCCGCTGCTCTGCCTGGCGCAACGGATCGAGATGCCGATCGGCGATGCGCGGGTATCCTTCCAGATAGCGAAAAACGCGAAAGAATGGCACGCCCTTGGTCACCATGCGCTTCTGCTCCGCATCCCATTGCTGATAGGTCAGCGCTGGCGATTTCGAGGCAGCAAGCAGGTCGAGCAGGCGATCATCACGAGCGAAGACGAAGCTGGGCAACATCGGCACGTCATGCTCGACGCGGGTGCGGGAGGCGCGGACGCGCTTCACTTGCCGTTCGATTGGTGTCCAAACCTCAAATCCGGCTTCCGCCAGACCTTTGGCCACATTCAGCGTGCTCCCGGCCGACATGCGCAGAATGCACCAATTGCTCATTTCCCCAGATCCCCCCAATCAACAAAGTTCAGTTCCCGCCGCTCTGTTCTCAGCCGGTCATCCCGGCCGCCATTCGACCCAATGAACGCCGCTGAAGCGCTCGCCGAGCACGTCGCGGCATGCCCGCATCACCATCGCCTCGTGCTGCTGCGGCAGCCAGGAGGCGTGGAATGCAGACGGACAGCGCATCGTGACCTTGAAATCGCTCACCAGCACGGCACAGGGCGCGAACCACATCGTGTAGGCCTGCTTGCCGAGCCGAGCGACCAGCCGGGCGCGGATTTTCTCGGAGATGGTGTCTTCACCATCACGCGGCACCGGCACCAGCGGATTTTCGGCTGAGGCTGCACGGTTGGGCGCACCGGAGCCCATGACCGAGCGCTTGATGAGCCCGCGCTCTTCGGCCTCTATCAGCCAATTACGCCACGTCGCGGTCCAGTCACGCTTGGTGGCATTCCGACCGGACGCAGCGGTCCAATGATTGAAGAACTTTTCCGCCTGCCGCAGATATTCGCCATCCGCCCAGTTACGCACGAACGACCGGATGCTCTCGGGAAGTTGATCGATCGGGAGCGCTTTCCAGTTCGGGTCGATCCGGACGCCACGGGCACGCTCACGCTTCGCTGGCGGCTTGGCCTCTTTCTTTTTTTCTGCATCGCCAAGCGGCAGTTCGTCCCCCTTGGGGGGCTCAGAGCCGTCAGGCTCTGAAGGGGGTAATATATTCTTGTCTCCTAATCGGGTGACAGCAGTGTCACGGGGGAGATGGCCATTTTGTCGCGGGGGGATGACGCCTGCGTCACGGGGGAGTGACAATCTGTCACGGGGGTCAAATGCGCTGAGCGGCGGCTGATATCCGAGCAGTTCGAAGCTGTTTGCGCCCTGCCCGCCGTCCTCGCGATGCCGGGCGCTGCGGCGGATGAAGCCCAGGTCGAACTCGAGCCGGTTGAGGTGCCGCTGCACGCTGCGCTTGGAGATTTCGAGCACGTCGGCCAGCCGGGCGAGGCTGAGGAATTCGACCGAACCGTCAGGCTTCGCCCAATTGGCAATCTCAATGAGCACGGCCTTGCTGACCGGATCGCCCGTGCGCACTTCTTTCGCCCAGGCTTGGGTTTCCTGGCTCATGCTGGCAGCTCCCGCTCCCAACGGATCTTCGGCTCGGTTTCGATCGCTTTCGCGGTGCGCTGCCGTGACGGCCTGCTCCAGGGCTCGGCTTTCACCTCGGCGACGGCTGTGAAGCCAGCACCCCGCAGACTGGCACCGCTTTCCCGCTTTAGCGTGTAAGATACCAACTTCCTGCCGCCCATGGCATGCCAGACGCGGCAGGCGCGGCCATACAGCATGCTGTTGGCCGTGCGCGGAGCTGATGGGCTCACGCATACACGGAGCAATTCGGCGGTGAGCGGATCGCGTTGAAGCAGGCGCGCCACCGGGCGGCCAACGATCGCCACGCCCACAAGCTCACCCTTCACGCGCAGCCCGATCGCGAACTTGCCGCCGTCGTTCGACGTCCGGGCGCTATGGCGATGGTACTTCTCCACGAAGTCGTTTGCTTCGCGCAGCGTCATCGGGACGATCGTGCCGATGCAGCTCACACTGTAGGCCTCCGGCCCCGCCACATGAAGGATGGTGCCTCATCAAGTAAGAAGATGTGCCGCATATTGGCGACATTCACGACCTCGGCATCGGGTGGATAAAGCTCGACTGCGACCCGCTCGCCAAAGCCGGCCTCGGCCTTCAGCCGCTGAATATCTTCCCAACCAATATCCTCTCGATAGCGCCCCTGCCGTTCGTCCCAATCAGTGCGGTTGATCGAAAGGCGCAGCGTGTCGCCCTGCTGGAAGGCCTGCACGAGAAATGCGCGGCTGCGCCAGACGCGGATGGGAATTCGGCGCTGATCGGCCTGGTTGAACTCTGCTGGCCATTGCGCGCGAGGAATCTCCGTCAAGGTCGCGGGATAGGCCAGATTATCCCTGCGTAATTGGCGAAGCTGTGCACCGGACGGCTTCATGCCGCGCTGGCCTCTTCGAGGTCATCCGGGCGCCCGATGTTCGCGCGCACGAGCGCTTCCGCCAGCGGCGGACACACGCTGTTGCCGCACATGCGGATCTGCGCCGTCTTGGTGAGCGGCTTTCCGTTCGGGCCGGGCGGATCGATGATATAATCGGCGGGGAAGCCCTGCGCCGCGAACAGTTCACGCGGCGTCAGCATGCGCATCCCGATATCGACGATCTGATACGCCTCGCCATGGACGATCACGAGGCCGAAGCGATCTTTGGACGTCACTGTGTGGAGAGGCTCTTCCAGGCGCGCATCTTGATCTGTGCCGTAATATTTGAGCAGGAACGCTCGGACCTCCGCGACGTGATAGCCGCCCGCCGTGATCGTGGGTCCGGGCGCATCGACCGGGGCATCCCTTCGCTCCGAGCCCTTGAGATTGAGCAGGTGCGCCGCGACGACTGCTTGATGCGGCCCCTTAGTTGAGATTGTGCTCAGCGGCTCACGAATATCATGTCCGGCATTCACGGTGCCATCTGGGTTGGTGTTGAACTGCGCTAGATGTGCGACCGTAAGGGCATGTTTTTCATGCGTTTCGATGGTTTGGGCGGGTTCATCGGCACCGGACGGTGCGTTGCCGGTGGCGAACTTCTGCATGAAGGCCGAAACGAGCGCATGCTTGCCGCCACCGGCCACGACCGTGCCAAGCGGCTCCTCGATATCGAGCGCGCGCGGCACCTGGCCTTGGCGCTCCCCATAGCCTGTCTGCACCATTGTCGCGGCCACGATACCGAGCGGCGTTGCTCCGCCGGGACGCTTCTCGAAGCTGTTTGCCGTGACCGTCGCAAGGGGATCGTCCAGCGACTGGCCGGTCGAACCGGTATGAAACTTCGTGATGTGCGCCGCGATCAGCGTGTTCTGATCCTTCGGCGAGGCAGTCACCGTATGCATCGGATCCTCGACGCTCCGATTGGCGCCGCCCTGCTGCGCATATGACAGCACGGTGGCGACCAGACAGGCATCCGCCTTGGCCGTCGTGGTGGCGAAAGGCTCATCACCGCCGCGTGGCCGGGATTGCCCTGCCCGGCCGCCGCAACCGACGATCGTCGGCACGATGAGCGCCTTTTCTCCCCGGTGCGCCCCGGTGACCGTCATCATCGGATCCTCGAGAGATTCGACGCGATCCGCGCCATGATGCGTAAGGCTGACGATGAAGGGCTGCGCGGCGTCGATCACGTAGCGCTGCACGCCACGCGCAATGCGGCGCATGGTCGCTTCGGCGAGCGGCCGCTTGACGCCGATCGCGCGGCCTTCCTCGGCCGTGAGAAAGATCGACGGGCATGGTATCGACCAGTCGATGCATTCAGCGGCGGTACGGTATGGCTTGGCGCGACCGGGCCCGTGCGTCGGTACCGGCCACATGATCGGCTTGCCATCACAGCGCGCGATCAGGCACAGCCGCTTTCGGATCGTCGGCGTCCCGACGTCGCAGGCGCGGATGACCCGCCATTCGACCTTGTATCCGGCCTTGCGCATCTCCCCGATCCACTGGCGAAAGATCTCACCATTGCGCTCGGGGATGCGCCTGCCCTCTTCGTCGAGCGGTCCCCATGTCAGGAACTCCTCGACGTTCTCGACCTTGATGATGGCCGGGCGCAGCTTGGGCCCGAGACGCTTGATCCAGTGGATGACCACCCATGCGAGATCGCGGATGCCCTTCTCGCGCGGTTTGCCGCCACGGGCATTCGAATGATGAGTGCAGTCCGGCGAGAACCAGGCGAGCCAGACCGGTTGCTGGACGCCGTCGATGGTCACCGCGTCGAGCGGATCCACGCTCCAAATGCTCTGGCAATGATGCCGAGTGCGAGGATGGTTCGCAGCATGCATCGCTACCGCTTCGGCATCGTGGTTGATCGCCACGTCGACATCGCGCCCCGCCGCGGCTTCGATGCCTGTCGATGCACCGCCACCGCCGGCGAAATTGTCCACTATGATGCCGACGGAATAGTCACGCTCGACCTTCGGCGAGTGCTCGACCAGTCGGAGCACGGGTTGCTTGTGATTGCCGCCATCCGGGCGGCCGGCGGTCAGGCGGGGACGCTTGTTTGTTGCCATTTCAGTGCCTCAGAAACATGATGGATCGATCGGATTGCCAGCAGAGCGCGCAGGTGGCGCAGCAGTCTGTCTTTTCGGTTTGAGCGGGGCATATGATCGCGCCGCCGGCCGGGTGTGAATCGGCCCGATGATCGCCCAAAACAGCCGATTTCAGCGGTGCATCGCGCCCCGAAAACCGGATCGCGAATCGGCCCCAATCACCCTCGGCCAGCCGCTCGATCGCGTCTCCGATGGGGGTGCCGGGAAGCCGGGCGGTATAGCCGAAGATGTGCAGCGCCGGGAAAGCGGCGAGCGCCCTGCCCCACATCTCGACATAATCGACCGAATAGAAATCGCCGAGCACGTGGAGCCGGACGAGGAAACCGCCTGGATAATCTTCCTGCATATTCTCGAGCTCACCCCAGAGGGATTGCTCAAGCGCGGGCCCGGGCGTGATGCGCTCGGCCGCCTGCATGTTGTTGCCGTAGCAGATCGCCCACGCCTCACAGCTGCGCGGACAGGTCGCGCGCTCCTCGAGGGTCAACGTGAAGATGGGCGCGCCCTTCAGACGCCCCTTCATCACCGTCTTGCCGATCTTACGGCTGTGCAGACCCGATTTGAGCACCCGCGGCACCTCGTCGGGATCGAAGACGCGTGACGGGAACAGCGTGCGACCATGCCGATAAGCGGGATGGATCGCGGAGAGCGTGATGCCGTTGCCGGACGGTGTCGACGTTGCGAAGCGTCGCAGCACGCCACCGTAGGGCGGTATCTTTCGCTTGGTCGCACCGATGGCTGTGCCTGACGGACGGCCCCTCATGCGGCTTGCTGCTGAGTTGCGTGGATGAAGCAATCGGTTAGCGCGGCCATCTGTGTGCCGCCCTGCCGCGCCATGCGTTCGGCTGCCGCGCGCATCCACTCTTCCTGAGTGTTCAGCGCCAGCCGTTCGAGGAAGGCATCGGGATCGAACCCATCATCGTGAAGCGACAGCGCGTAGAAGCGGACAAGCGCCCGCAGCAATTGGCCGGCATAGCGCAGCACCTTGCCGTCGAACGCTTCCGCCAGCGCCACCAATGCCGCCGAAGTTACGTGTCGGCCGTGCGCGCGATAGGCCTTGATGATGCCCGGCACGCAATAGATGGTGCGCGGCTTCCACGCGACATAGTTGCTGTGCGTCGCGACTGCCAGCCCGGCCGATGCGATCAGGTCGGCCACCTGCCTTGCCAGATCATCGCCGGCCGCGAGCTGCGCGCGCCAGACGTCGACTGAGTTCAGCGGGCGCCGTTCCTTGTTCAGCGCAACGAAGGCCGCCGCCTCGGCCGCGCGATCAGGATAGTCGGCGATCACGCACGGGAGCGCCTTGATGTCGCCACGCAGCATGGCCGCGGCATGACGGTGCTGGCCATCCACGACCATGAGCGCGCCGTTCTCACGCCGGGCGACGTTGATTGGCTGGCAGAGGCTCCAGTCCCAGAACATCGCGATGCGCCGGATCAACGCCTGCGCGTTTTCAGTCGCCAGCGAGCGCTGATAGCCTTCGTCGATCGAGAGATCGCCGGGCACGATCCACTCCAGCGTCGGCGGCGTGCCGGTCGGCGCGTTGATCTTCAGTCGCGTGGTGGCGGGGCGGCTCATCCCCGAGGTTCCTGATCGTCCTCAGGCGGACGGAGAACACGGGGTTGTTTCGAGCACAGGCGCAGCAAATCCACGAGTTGATCGGCCGATGCCTCATCCGGCGCGTCGGCGATGCGGGCGCAATCCGAGATGGGGCCGAGGGCGACCAGCCAACCGCCATCGCCAGCCTGCTTGTAGGTGTTGAACAGATCGCCCGAGACCAGCCGCAGCCGGATCGCGCGCTCGTCAATGGCCTCGAAGCGGTAGCGTTTCGCGATCACGCCGCAGCCCCGTTGCCGCGAAGCTCCTCGCGGATCTCCATCCAGAGCTTGCCGAGCATGTTCTGACCGTCGCGGTTCTGACCCCAACCCCAGAAATCGTCGCGCCAGCTATCCTCGATAAGTTGGCGGTCGCCGGTGGCCAGCAGCTTGCGACGGACATATTCATGCTGTCCGACCTTGCTCCACAGAATGTGGCGCATCACGTCGACCTTGATCTGATCCCAATCCGGGCGACGAAATTCGCGATTGAGCTCAGCGAACTTGAACGCGTCATGCGCCGACGGAGCTATGCGAATGCGGCGCTGAATATCGCGTTCTTGTCCGCCTATCGTGTCGTCGAGCCTGAACTTCTCCCAATGATATGCATGCTCGGAAGTATCGAAGCGATATCCGCCCCAAACCAATGAGAATGCTGAGAAGTTCGACAGCACATAGAAGTCTTGCTCGTAGAAGAAGACCTGGCGCGGGTTATCTAGTTTATGGCAGTCGAGATCCACTTCGCCGAGCTCGCGACGCCTAATAAGTTCGCGCACTTCCGGCATTTCGTCATTGGTCATCATGAAGTCTTGATCTGGCACGCCGGGCGACCGGACGATCACGGTTATCTTCCGGCCCGGCTTCCAGAGCGCGAGGATCTGATCCATGTGGCCGGCAACTTCATCCTTAACCCGTGCAAGAGCGTTCACGCCGCTTCCTCCATGTCGAGAAGATCGAAAAGGCTTGGCGTCGCCTGCGCCGCGTCGTGCGCGCGCAGGTGCCGGACGCCGTCGTCGAAGTAGCCGGGGTTGAGTTCGGCAGCCGCGCCGGTGCGGCCGAGCTTCACGGCGCGCAACGGTACCGTCATCAGGCCACCGAACGGGTCGTAGACCAGCTCGCCGGGCATGGAGCGCTGGACGATCAGCCGGTCGACGATATCGAACTGCAAGGGGCAGAGATGCATCTCGCGCCCCTTCGCCGCCTGCTCGCCGTTGAGCGTCCGCATCCGGGCGACATCGGTCCAGATATCCGGATGCCAGCTTGTTGCCGGCAACAAGGCGAAATCGGTTGGCAGCGCGTGCTTCGCCTCCATCTCTTCCGAGATGCGGACGTGCGCCTCATAGTCGTAGACCGTCGCCCAATTGTGCCCGCGGAACAGCCGGTAGATTGCGTCATGCGGCAGCCCGGCGAAATCCTCGATCGAAAGCATCCGGTCGCCGCTCGAGCGCCAGAAGCCGGCCGCGTCGATCTGCCACCGGGCGCGCGAATAGCCGGTGCCTGGCACGATGCTGGCCGAGCGTAGATCCGCGATACCGTCATCCCAGGGACCGTCTGCCCATTGGCCGCCATCGGGATCGTCCGTCACTTCCCAGGCGAGATCGGGCTTGCGCTTGATGACCGGATCATCGGCGTAGCCGCGCGAGCGATCCGTCTGCGGCTTGCGAAACAGGAGCACATATTCCGGCATGCCGACGCCCTGCCGCGAGCCATCCTTGCATTGCTCGGTCCAGCCGAGCCGATAGGTCTGATTATTCTCGCGGACGACATCGGTCGCGACCGTGATCATCCCGAGATAGGCGAAGCCGTGGCCACGGTAATGGTCGATGCACTGCGCGTGGAATGGATCGACCGTCTGGAAGCCGAGCCCGTCCATGCCGCCCGGGCGAATTCGATCTTTAACGTGGATTGCCGCGGTCCGGCCGGGCTTCAGCACGCGCAGCAGCTCCGGCGTCAGATAATCGAGCTGGGCGAAGAAATGGGCGTTGTCGTCCGTATGGCCGAAATCATTGTAGCTCGGCGTGTATTCATACTGCGTCGAGAAGGGGATCGAGGTGACGACCAGGCCGACGCTGTCGCTCGCCATGCGCTTGGTTTCGAGCACGGTGTCATCATTGACGACGCGCCAGCCAGTTCCGGTCTCCACCCGCGGCGCGGACCCGTCCGTGATCGTCCGCTCGAGCGTCCCCGCCGCGCCCGACAGCCCAAGCCCGTAGGTGCGGATGATCTCGCTCATGCGCGCTGTCATCGCGTCGTGATCGCGCCATTTGCGCTCAAGTTCGCGCCGGACGGCGCGCTCCGCTTCGGTGTAGATCAGGTCGATCCGGACGACGTTCGGCTGCAGGAATCTCTGTATCCGGTGGATCGCCTGGATGAAGTCTCTGAACTTGAAGCCGATCCCGGTGAAGATCGCCCACGAGCAATGCTTCTGGAAATTGCATCCGGCGCCCGCGATGACCGGCTTGGTGGCTAATTCAGCTATGCTGCCGTCGGAGAAGCCCTTGAAGGCGACGGCACGGTCTTCGAGATCCTGCGATCCCCACACGCTGGTGACGCCAGGAATGGCGGCCTCGATCGCCAGCCGCTCGGCTTCGAGATCATGCCACAGCAGCCGGTGCGCGGCCGGATCATCGGCGCGCAGTTCCAGCATCTTCGCAATGCGAGCGTCGAGGCTGTCGCGCTTCTCGCGCGAGGCCTCGATCACGCCGATCGCCTCGGCCTTCAGCAGCAGCCCCTGCCCTGCCTTGTCGGTACCGGCCGCGCCATGGTTCGTCGGCACCTCATGCCAGCGCACCTCGATTGGCGGCAGATCATAGCCTTCGTCGCTGTGGCCGAGATCGGACGGCTTCTGCACGAACGCCGCCCAGCTGTTCACCCAATGCCAGAACTCGGCTTCCTTATGCGGATGAAGTGTGAGCTGATCGGCCTTCTCGCTGTTGCGCCGGAAGAAGCGCGTCTTCGCCTGCCCGACGTCCATCACCTCGAGGAACGCGGCGTATGCGAGTAGCTCGATATATTCGTTAGGCGCCGGAGTGGCCGTAGCCACGAACTTGTACGGCATGCCATCGAACAGCCGCATGAATTCGCGGAAGGTCTTGGTGCCACCGAAGCCACGCAGGCAATCGGCTTCATCGAGCGATGCGGCTGAGAAGAGCGACAGGTCGATCTTCCCGTCGCGGACGCTCTCATAGTTGGTGATGAACAATCTTGGGGTGCCGGCCGGAGCGTTTGGTGCGGCGTCAGCGTCCGCTTGCTCCGGCCGGCTGGTGGACAGGGGGGACGAACCCGCGCCTTGGCTGCCAGTTGCCGCGCCACCTTTCTCGAAAAACTCTGCAGTCGATTTGATGAAGACAGGCTCCACGCCGATCTTGGCGCCGTCCGCAGCGAACGTGCCTTCAAGGATCACGTTGAGCGGCGCGACGATTAGGCCGAAGCCGCCAGCATGCTGCAGCACCAGGCGCATGATTTCGAGCTGGATCAGCGTCTTGCCGAGCCCGAAATTGGCGAACACCGCGCGCCGGCCGCCCTTCACCGCCCAAGCAGAGATATCGCCCTGGTGCGGCTTCAGGCACGGCGATAGCATCGATCGATCGACTTCGAACCCGAAGGTCGGCGCGGCCGCGATCTTGGCCTTGAGGAAGTCCATGTAATCGGGCTGTGCGAACCCGATCTGTTCGAGCGTGAGCGCGTTCATCGCGCCATCCTCGGCTGATAATCGGCAGGAATGGCGCCTGACGATTTCAACCCGTTCACCACCGCAAGCTGCATTCTTGCGTCGTCGGCTGTGCCGGCGCGCACAAGCTCATCACCGGCTTGGCTGAGCGTGAAATAGGGCATGGCCGCCTTGCACGGATCATCTTCGGAGATGAGGTAATGAAGCCGGATGAGACCTTGTGTACGAAGAGCCTGCCGGGTCGACGTGCGACCGGGGAGATCGGACTGATGTCTCGGCACTGCGAAGCTAAGTGCCTTCAACAACTTACGCTTTTGATCGGACAGCCGGTCCCATAGGCAAAGACGCGCCGACTTGCAGTGGCGACAGCGGCAACCCAGCGACGGAGCAGCGTGCTTCATGCCCGCGCCCCCGTCGCTTGACGCCGGGCGACCTTCTCCCGAAGCTTGTTGATGGCTTTCACGAACTGCCGGTTCGCTTCGATCAGTTTAGCGCGATTGACCCGTTCCGAATCGAAGCTGTCGTGAACGCCGGTCAGGGCGCGGAGCTCGATCGATCGGACGCTCCGGTGTGGCAGGTGCTTTTTGCTGATCTCGGCGTAGGAGACGTTCTCGGCTCGCAACCGGGCGAGCAGTGCGTCCTCTTCAGGGCTCCAGCGCTGGCGGTCGAGAGGCCGCGTCAGAGGCTTCGTCATCCGCCCACCTCGCTATTCTCGAGGATCGTGACGACGACGCACGAGCGGGCTTCGCGCCGGAACTGATAGTCGATGACGAACCGGCTATCGTCGATATGGAGCGCGTCGGCGATCCCGTCCTGTCCGGCCTTGAAGCTGGCGATAACATTGTCGCGATCGAGCGCCACGCCGGGCGGCCGGAAGAATGCCACCTCCATATGCACTTTGCCGGTCGCGGCGCGGATCACGGGCAGCCGGAAATTGAAGCCGGCCGCATGCGCATCATAGGCGCAGGCGATCCGATATTGCTTGCGGGACCGCGCCTTCAGCCGCTCATGCACATGCGTGTTCGGATTGCACAGCACGGGCGGGAAATGCAGAATGACGCGCTTGCCGGCTGGCAGGTCCTTGACGTCGTCGATCGGCATCGGCGCCGGACGCTCCTGGATCTGCCGCTTCTTCTTCGGCTCCGGCATGAGCAGCTTGGCGAGCGCGGCCCTCATGCGATCGGATCCCGTGTTTCCGGCGACATGTTGAACGGCACCAGCCGGCCATCATGCGGAAGCCCCAATCCCTCGCGGATCTCGATCGCTTTCCGAAGTATGGCCTGCCGTGTGCTGCTATATTCGACATGCTTGAACCGGCCGCGCTTATCGCGCGGCTGATCCTGATGCTCCGATACCCGGAACAGCCCGAGCGAAGGCGTCGCCATGGCCTTCGCCTCAGGCTTCTGGTTTACCGTAGAAGAGCGGCAGCTCAGTCTCGACCCGGACCCGCTCGCACGCTTCCTTGAAGGCGTGATCAAATGTGCGGTCGGCCCGCCATAGATCGTACCAGAAAACGATGCCCTCGGCCGTCTTGCGATATCTGAGGCGTGCCGCAAGCCGGTAAAGCATGTCGTTGCGAAATACTGGGATGGCGATCAGGAACAGGCTTGGCACCCTCAACGGTGCACCCGCGCCATCCCGGTGCGAAACCTCGAAGCGGACCTGGCCCTCGCCGCTTGCGAGCGTCACAGCCTCCTGGACTACCGCTTCCTCGTTGACCTTGAGGCCGCGCGCCAGTTCGAACAACTTTTGCGGCGTCGCTATAATCGCCTCCCCGCCGCCCGCTGAAATGAATTTCTTCAGCTCCTCGGAAAGGTCATCCTCGCCTGGGATGAGATGCAGCACGTCGATGATCCTGTCTTCGAGGAACTCGGCGAATTGCGCCATCTTCATCACGACGCTGTTGGACTTCGTCCACGCCTGCCATTCGTCCGAAAGCGGGAATGCGAAATGGTTGCGGTGAACGCCAAAGCGCGGATCGCCGTCTGCCTGGGCGCGGTGATAATCCAGCACCGTGGTGATCGATGGTGCCTTGCGGTCATCATCCGCGAAAATAACGCTGTCGCTGTCGCTGAAACGGTTGCTGTGTTCGATCAGACTGTCCAGCGCGAAAAGGTGTGCCGTGCCCTTACGCCGGATAGGTCGCTCGCGATAAGTATCGAAACTATTCGCCGAGATAACCCGGTAGCCCTCTTTTGGAGTGACTTCGAACAGCGCGGCCGTTCCGGTGCCAGGCTCAGTCACCTCGAGCAATTCATGCTTGAAATACGTCTCGATGAAGTCCCGGGCCTCGCCGATCGGCCCCTTGGTAGTGTCATCCATTGCTTATCTCCTGTGGTTGATCGGTGAGGTCAGGCGTCGCGGAAGCCGCGATCGCCGCCGCTGACATCGCGGATACCGAAGAGCTGCTGCTGGCCCGGTTGGGCTCGGGTGAAGCGGTGATCCTCCGTCTGCCAGAGGATGGACTTCGGCCTGGTATCAACAGGCTCAGTGATCTTGAATGCGGACTTGATGGAGCAGACCTGCCCCTCCTGCCCAAAATCCAACGTGATCGTGACCTTGCCCTTTGACTTCCCGCCATTGTGCCAAGCGTGCTCGTTCATCTTGGCCGCAAGGTCACGGATGGCGGCGTAGCAGTCAGCGTCGAACTGCCCGTCCTCAAGAGTGCGCACGAATTCTGCCAACGTATTGCAGGCGCCGGGAACATATCCGCCATCAGCTGCCCGCGACGGCTGGTCGATGATCGGGCCGGATTCGTTCTTGTCTGTCATCATCCTTCACTCCCTCCACGCGCACGCGACCGCCCCGTGCGCCGGGCGCAAAATTCCAAGCGGCAAAGGGCCGCTGAATTCTCTCAATGTGATGCGTTGATCCGGCCGCCGGTCAGGCGGATGATGCCCCCGCGAAACTCTTCAGCATGGCCGAGCGGCGGCATTATTGCGCCGCAGCGTGCCAATCTGACTCAATTTACCAATCAGTTTAACCACTTGCCCGCGGCGACGGCGAAACGAACTCCATGTATTCATTCCGCATGAGAAAGTTGATGCACTCTCTCTCGCCACACGATCAGACCTACAGGACACACCATGATGAACATGATGAACCATCTGCCTATGATGATGACCAGTCGAGGCGCGATAAGGGCGCGGCTGAAAGCGCTTACCAACGAGCGGATCGACACGATATTCCGCGATCTCCGCCAGCCTTTGCCGGATTCGACGGCGCGCAAGCAATCGAGGACTTATCACGTCGGATATAAATCGATTGGCGCGGCGGAATGTCGATGATACGGCCCCCCGCCGCGCCGGCGACCCGGCCGCCCGTGCGGCGGCTTCGGAAAACGAAGACTTCATGCTGCCTCCCGGCCAATATGAGGACATTCCGGAGCCGTGCAGCTTTGCACCTTCGGATCGTCCGCTGGAGCCTCGCAAGCCGAACACATGGCCACGCCCGCAGTGATCGCGTTGGCAGCTGCGACGAGATCGTCTCCCTTGTCGGCGCGCGCTGCGAGCCCTTCCATCGCCAGCACGTAGCGCCGATCCGGCGCTTCGCTGGTTTCAGCGCGTGAAACGGTGCCCTGCGTGACCCCGAGCAACGCCGCCAGCTGGATCTGCGATAATCCAAGGGAGCGCCGCGTGACGGCAAGATCTGCATCGATTGGCATAACGGACGTATATGCGCATACGAATATGCGCGTCAACAGTGTTATGCATGGGCGAATTGGAGATTTCGCGATGCGCACGTTAACAGCCGCAATGGCATCGATCCTTGCGGCTAACATCAAAGCCCTGCGAACTCGGTTCGGCGAGAACCAAACCGAATTTGCCGAACGTATCGGCACTACTCAAGGCACCGTCGCGCGATGGGAAGGCGGCGCCGAGCCGAAGCACGATGCCATGGTCAAGCTCGCCAATCTTGCCGGATGCAGCACCGAAGATCTGACCACCCAGCTAATCGACGGCCAGGCCGCGAAGGCACCTCCGCCGATCGTCAGCGGAGGCCAAGCCCTTCTTCTGCCTGTGCTTCTTCCTAGTGAAGCCGAGCTAACCGCAATGTTCGAAGGCCTGCTTGCTCCCCTCCGAAAGGAGACTGACCAGCGCGTAGTTGCGCAACGGCTCGCTCAGACTCTTCCAAATGGGCTCGCGCAGATCTTAGGGCGCCAATCAGCTCATCGCTCGGACATCGGCGCGATCGACAATGCCCTTCCAGACGGCAAACCTCAGACCTCAGCCAGTCGCGGGTCGTAAGCAACACTGCCGTCCTAATCTCTTCATAGTCATCCGCCGAGTCGCACGGCGCAAAATCGCGACTTGAACACGCGTACATCCCTTGTTCCCCAAGCTCATGTGCATCCTTTTTCTGGATCACACGTCCGTGGCGAGGGCTGTTTCCCGTCCCGGTCGCGCCCTTTTTTGCGACCTCTCCCCGCTCCGTCGCTTGATCCTTTCGCGACCTGTCAAGCAGGTAACCCCCTCGCCGCGCGCCTGTCATGGTTAAAATGCGCTTGCGCATAAAAATACCTTGTGCATATTCGTATGCGCATATATTGGTGATTATGCGGGAGGGCAATATGCGTCATTCCATTGAATTAGTGCCGGCTGAGGCGTTGCAGGAAGATCCGGATCAGGAACCGGATATGGCGTGGTATCACCGCGCTTATGAGGTCGCCGAGGCCGAGCTGAACAGGCCTGTCATGCGGAAGCTCACAATGGCTTTCGCGGTCTCGATCGCTCTCTTCTACGTCGCGTTCGCCGCAATGCTGATGTGGCATCCGCACGCATGAGCGCCGCGGCACCCACCAGCGCCGAGATGCGGCGCATGTTCCGCGCGGCAGACGAGGCCGCCAAAGCTGCCCGTGAACGCGACAACGCGCTCAAGGAAGCCTGCAGCCGCTGGATGAGCGCAAATCGACGCTGGGGCCTGCGACCCGAAGCAATCCGCCACGAGGTCGGGGCATGAGCCAGCGCCAGATCCTCGGCCTCGTGATCATCGCCCTGCTGATCATCGCCTATTTCGTCATCAGCGACGCGGCGTCCATTCCAGCGGACCCATTCCAATGATCCAGCCCGAACTTGACCGGCTACCGAAGCTCAAGACCGACCAGCTTACGCCATGCGTGGCGTGTCGCAAGCAGCTGGTAGAGGCCAGCCTGCCGCTATTCTTTCGTCTCACTGTGCAACGCGCTGGCCTCGACAACCGCGCGATCCGCGAGCGGGTCGGCCTCGCCCACATGTGGGGCGCCGGCGCGGCCGGGCTGACACTGGCCGAAGTTTTCGCTTCTCGCGATCCGGGCGTCATCCTCGATGATTATCAGCCGGCGAACATCTGCATGGATTGTGCGCGCTCGACCACGATCGAGGACCTCTTCCTTTTCTTGATGGCGCAGGGATAATGACACAGGCCTATCCGCTCCAGTGGCCCGAACTGATGCCGCGGACCGAGCGGCGGGTGGCCTCGCCGTTCCGGACCGGCTTGAATGGCGCGCTCAAGAACGTGCGCGATTCTCTGGTCGCCTTCGGGCGGGACAGCAACAAGCCGATTGATCCCGCGAGCATCGTCATATCGTCGAACGTGACGCTCGGTGTCGAAAAGCCGGCCGACCCCGGCGTGTCGCTTTGGTTCGAATGGGACGATGGGCAGCGATGCATTGCCGTCGATCGCTACCCCACGCCGCAGGATAATCTGCAGGCCATCCACCATGTGCTGGAGGCACGCCGCGTCGAGTTGCGCCATGGCGGCATTCACATCGTGCGGCAAACCTTCAAGGGCTTTCTCGCCCTGCCCTCGCCCGACGCGGTCGACTGGCGCAAGGTCCTTGGCTTCCGTCCATCGGAAATGGTCACGCCGGGCGCCATCGATGCCGCGTATCGCGAGCGCGCCGAGAAGGCGCATCCCGATAAGCCGGGTGGCTCCGAGGCGGAAATGGCCCGGCTGAACCTGGCTCGCTCCGCCGCCAAGCGGGACGTGTCTGCATGACGCGCTTCCGCGACAGCATCGCCGCCGAGCGCATACCATACGGCTCGCCGGTCAAAGTCAACGGTACCGAATGCCGCATCTGCACCAGCCTCGGAGAAATGGACGGAGTGGCCAGCCGCTATGGGCGCGGCGACGATGCCTATCAGCCGGGCGAAGTCGTCAAGATCAAGACTGACGGCGGCATCCGCATCGCACTCGCCGCGGACGGCGACGTCGTCCTCAAGGGCATCACGATCCGGCTTCTCGCCAGCGAGCCCAATTACGTCACCCTTCAGAATGGAAAGATCATCGCATGAGCACAGAACCGCCGTTCGAGTCATGGGCAGTGCTGGAACTGATGGGCCATCGCAAGCGGCCGGGTTTTGTGCGCGAAGTCGAAATTGCCGGCGGCAAGATGCTTCGCGTCGACGTGCACGGCGAGAACGACACCGTCATCACCGAGTTCTACGGCGTCGCCTCGGTCTACGCGCTTCGGCCCGTGAGCGAGGAGATTGCGCGCGATGCAGCACGCTACACCGATCTGCGCCCGATCCGGCCCGTCGAATATCGCGAGCGGGAGGCGCTCCCCGCGCCGGAAGACGACGAGGAAGTAGAGGACTTCAACCCCCGCTTTCTGCGTGATGATCACTAATGGCCAAGCTAAATGATCTTGCCAGCCTCGCTCTGCGGTTCACATGCTCGCCGGCATGGCGCGACTTCACTCTGCGCCAGGTCGCGATCCTCGGCGTAATTGCGGATGAACCGGGTCCGCACACCATCCGCGGCATTGCAGCGCGTTTACAGCTTTCGAAGCCGGTCGTTTGCCGGGCGATCACGACCCTCTGGCAGCTGATCGAGCGCCGCCGCGATCCGCGCGATCGGCGAAACGTCTTCCTCTTACTGACGCTGGATGGCCGCCGGCTGCGCGATGATCTGCTTCTTCAGGCGCGCACCGATGGCTGACGGCAGCAAGATCGAATGGACCGATGCGACGTGGAACCCGATCCGGGCGCGCCTGCTCTCAGATCCTTCCCGCCTTGGCTGGTATTGCGTCCACGCTTCGGAAGGGTGCCGAAACCGCTACGCGGAGACGATGAACCGGAGAGGGATCGGCACAGGCCTGCCCTATAAGCCAGGTCACCGCAAAGATGTCGAAATCTTCATCAACGATAAGCAGCTGAAGGATCCGCTGCGCTGGAAGCGGCCGCGCAAGATCTTCGTCTGCTCGATGACCGATCTCTTTGCGGATTTCGTGCCGGACGAGATGATCGACCAGGTCTTCGCGATCATGGCACTCTGCCCACAGCACACATTCCAAATTCTCACTAAACGCGCAGATCGGATGCGAGAATATCAAACAGCGCTGATGGACGGTCGCCGACGCGTCCTCAGTGCAATGAGTGACCTTGGCGCAAGCAACACGCCGGCAAACTCGGCGGCTCTGTGGGGAATGACGGCACGGGAGCCCCTACCGAACGTCTGGCTAGGTGTCTCGGTTGAGGATCAAGATGCCGCTAACTCTCGAATTCCTGATCTTCTACAGACCCCGGCCGCGATTCGGTGGCTCAGTTGCGAGCCATTGCTCGGCGCCGTCGAGATAGATTGTCCCGCCGTTGAATGGATGGATTTCCCCGAGGGCCACGGCATTCAGGGCGATCGGCTGATATTTGACTGGATAGTTGTCGGCGGAGAAAGTGGACCACATGCCCGCCCGATGCATCCTGATTGGGCGCGGTCACTGCGCGATCAATGCGCATCCGCCGGAATACCGTTCCTCTTCAAGCAATGGGGTGAACATGTTCATCTCTCTGAGCGACAGGTGACCTTGCAGGCCTATTCGATCGTCGTCGACAATCAGCTGAAACGCTATCGACATTTCGGGTCGGCGGACGGCCTGGATATCATCTATCGCGTCGGCAAGAAGGCGGCCGGGCGGTTGCTCGATGGCGTCGAGCACAATGGCTTTCCTGTCTCACCCAAAAGGATCATCGCATGAAGTCACTTCGCGAAACGGTGGCGGCATGCCGCGTGAGATTTGCCGAGGAAATGCGACTTCATCTTGGAGCGCCCGGCGCCGGCGTTCCCGAGAGGGCTTGGTCATTCGAGCAGATGAGGACACTCTGCGACGAGGCGCTGCGGGCTGATCAAGCATCGCCCGATGTGAGCTTCCAGTGGCGCGTGAAGCCATGGATGCTGCGTTGCTTCGGCCTCGAGATCGCGATCGATGGCGTGGAGCGAAACCATCGCTTCCTCGAGGAGGCGCTGGAGCTTGTCCAGGCCTGCGGCTGCACCGCCAGCGAGGCGCACCAGCTGGTCGACTATGTGTTCGGCCGTCCGATCGGTGAGCCGATGCAGGAAGCGGGCGGCGTTATGGTAACACTCGCCGCGCTCTGCCTGGCCCATGCCCTCGACATGCACGCCGCCGGTGACGTCGAGCTCGCGCGCTGCTGGGACAATATCGACAAGATCCGCGCCAAGCAGGCTGCGAAGCCAAAGCACGGCCCGCTTCCTGGTCCATCGACTCTGCCCACCGTTCAATTGTGCCGCCACGGTAACCCGCTCGGCCGATGTCCGCACCAGTTAAGCCGAGGATGCGCGGATTGGACTGCAGTGCGCGGCCAGAGCTGGGCCGATGAAGTTCATGGAGATCAAGGATGATCGGCGCAGCGGAGGCCATCAACCGCACGATGAATGCCGCGGTCGGGTTCGACCTTGTCGTCAGGACTTCGCAGCGTGCCGATGGCGAGATTGGCGGAGCGATGTTCAGCCAGTGCCAGAGCTATCGCTACCTGCTCTGGCGCGTGTGGCAGCCGGATCTGCCGCTCTGGTCATTTGGCATGCTCAATCCATCGACCGCTGACCACGAAGTCATGGACCCAACGATCAAGCGCTGTTTCTTCCGGGCGAGTGCTGGCGGCGCGGGTGGCCTGATCGTGTGGAACCTGTTCGCCTGGCGCTCGACCGATCCGGCCGACATGAAGCAAGCCGGGGATCCGGTGGGCCCGGCCAACGATACCGCGACGCTCATGGCGGTCCGCGATTGCGAGAAGAACATCGCCGGTTGGGGTGTTCATGGCGACTGGCGCGGCCGCGACGTTCAAGTCCGCAAGCTGCTCGCCATGACGAATGTGCCGCTCTGTGCGCTCGATTTCACCAACGCCGGCCAGCCAAAGCATCCGCTCTACCTGTCGGCCCGACTTCCCGCTCTTCCTTGGAGATATGCCGCGTGACTGACCCAAAGCTCGCGGCCGAGGAGGCGGCAAGGAAGATCATACTCTCGTTGGTAGTTGCGGGCAGGATCGATCCCGACGGCGCCAAAGCCATGACGCAGACGATATCGGGGCATGTCCTATCCGCGATCACGCGTTGCATCTTGGCGCCGAGCGAAGGATTGGGTCGATGAGCTGGACGCTGATCGAGAAGGTTTCGGAAGTCCGGCGCAAGCGCTCCGTTCCTGCCGATGGCGTGGCAGTGATGGTCCAAAGGACCCTAGCCTGGGGCGGGCAGGAGCTGCGTTACATCAAGATCAGTATTGGAACGCAACTGGCCGGGCGGCTGGGATTGAAGGATGCAGAGCACCCGGCGCGGCTGATGTTGGGCTCCGCGGCCGATGCCGGCATGATCGGGGTTTTTCTCGACGAGGACGGCCCATTTGAAGCCCGCAGGCAAAAGGGCGGAGGTTACTGCCTGACGCTCAGCGCGCGCGACGCCGAAGGCCGGTTCACGCTCGATTTTACGAGGTTTGAAATTGCCGTTTGCGGGTCTCGTGCCGCCAACCCGGCAGACGGCCAGTCGGCGATGTTCAAGTTCAAGGCGTCGGCTGCCATGCTCGCGGTGCAGAATTGATGCCTGATCCGCTTCAGAAACAGCTCCGCGAGCTGCTCGGCATCCAGCTCAAAGCCATGGGTGCGCTTCAGCTCCAGATGGCGGCCGCGCTGATCGGCAAGGGCCAGGATGAGCTTCGGAACCATTTCGCGCAGTCAACTGAGTTGATGCTTAAGGCCTCAAAGGAAATGTCCAATGGCTGACACTCCCAAGCTTATGAAGCACACGAAGCCGATTGGCGACCCCCCTGTGGTTTATGAGATCACCGATGTTCATAAGTTCGTAGATGCACTGAGGGCTCATCTCGGTCCCGTCTTCGCGGAGCAGGAGGAGACATGGAAACGTGAGGGCCTTGGCGCCGAGGCGAGAGCAGCCGCCCTTGGTATCACGATCGAGTCTTGCGGCGGGAACTGTCCCGTTCAGGCCGAAGGAAGCTTCGATGCCAAGCGCTTCTATTTCCGGGCCCGATATGATGCCTGGCAATTCCATATTTGGAGCGGCGACC